AGTCATGCGCCGCCTCGCCGAGGGCATCCCACCCTCCCCACCGGAGATTGAAATCATCGTGGCTGATATCCGTCGGCAGCGTGCGATCTACGAATCCGGGGGGAAGAAGGCCCGCTCAATCGATGACGATGCCCTCGCGGATGTGATGAAGGTGATTAAAGGAGCGCAACCGCCAAAGGCACCGCTTAAGAGGAGGTTCTAATGCCCCGAGCCGCCTCCACCTATCGTGCAGCACGTCGTAACCTTCACAAAAAGGAACATCTTATATGGACCCCGAACTCACACTACCGCCACCAGAAAGCGAAAGCGCCCCCTCTCCATTCCTCCCAGGCACCGATATCCAATTCGCCCTCGATTCGACGAGTATAGGGTATTTCAAAACCTGCCCGAGGCTGTACTACTACACCATGATCGAAGGCTGGCAGTCGAAGGACGAGTCGGTGCATCTCAAATTCGGGATCCTCTACCATGCGGCGCTTCATAACTATGACATCCTTCGACTTGAAGATCATGACCATGAAGAAGCTGTTTTTCAAGTCGTCCGGTGGCTTTGTGACAACCGCGAAGACTATCCGGACGTTTCGGAGGCGAAACCATCGATTCGTGCCAAGTCATTTGAGTCCCTTTTACGAACTGTCGTTTGGTACCTCGATAAATATCCCCGTGAAACAGATCCGGCGGAGACGGTAGTGTTGGAGAATGGGAAGCCGGCTTGTGAGCTTAGCTTCCGGCTGGAATTGGATTGGGGAGCAGCCCAACCCTACCTCCTCTGTGGCCACCTCGATCGTATAGTCAACTTCCAAGACAACCTTTTTGTTATGGATCGAAAAACCACAACCTGGGCGTTGACTGCTTACTACTTCGATCAATGGTCCCCGAACAACCAAATGTCCCTCTACTCCATCGCGGGGCAAATCGTAATCGGCTCTCCGGTGCGCGGTGTAATCATCGACGCTGCGGAGGTGAAGGGGCCAAATTCAAAATCCCCTGGTTATTCCGAGTTCGCACGGGGGTTTACCTTCCGCACCCCAGACCAAAACGAAGAATGGCTCGCCGACCTTCGTGTCTGGACCTCTGCCATGGAAGCCTGTGCGACCTCGGGAAGCTGGCCTATGAACGAGGCGTCCTGTGGAAACTATGGAGGGTGCAAATTTAGAGAGGTTTGCTCCAAGTCCCCCAGCGTGCGTGAGAACTTCCTCAAATCCGAATTCACAAGAGGTGAGAAATGGAATCCCCTAAAAGCGAGGTGAAGCTCCCTCGGCAACCGGAAAAGGTCCGTATTCACTTCACCGGCGATAAGCGTGATGTGGACCACTACATGAATTGGGTTGATCGAGTCATCACAAATGGTTCCTACGCTCACGTGGTGCGTCAGAACAACGTTCTTGTAGTCTACCCAGGAGCCGTCAATGACTGATCCACGCGTCCGCTACAAACTCATCCTCGGTAAGTTCGCCGTGGGGAAGGTCAACGAGCGCGGAGCCTCTCTTGAGTTCTCCATCGAGCTCCCAGGCCTAGGGCGGCTCATTTGCACCGGGCCAAAAGCCGACGTCCACGAAGGCGACCTTCTCACACTCTACACGGAGATCCTTGCAAATGCCGAGTCTAGCAAACCATCAGTCGAATGAATTCACCAAGCTCTTGATCGAAGGAGACTCCAAAAGTGGAAAAACTGGTAGCCTTGCTTCTCTCGTTGCCGCAGGATACAAGCTACGAATTCTCGATTTTGATAACGGGCTCGATGTGCTCAAACAATTTGTCCTTCGAGACTGTCCAAATAACATCAATCACGTCGAATTCCGAACTCTCCGAGATGATCGAACTGCTTCGAGCGAAGGTCCAAAGATCGCTGGAAAGCCGAAGGCCTTTATCAACGCCTACAAGATGATCGACCACTGGAGATACGACGATGTGGACCTTGGAGTGCCAAGTGAGTGGGGGCCGGATTGTATCCTGGTTATTGACTCCCTCACCTTTATGTCTGACGCAGCCTTCGACTTCCACGAGTCCGTTACCCCTGGGTCCACCTCAGGAAAGCATGACATTCGAGCAGTTTACAAATCTGCTCAGGATGCTGTTGAACATGTCCTCGCATTCATCACCTCCGCCAGCTTCCGAACCAACGTCATCGTGATTTCCCATGTCAAATACATGGAGATTGAAGGCGCAACCAAGGGCTATCCTGTTTCCGTTGGCAGCGCTCTGTCCCCCGCCATTCCGAGGTACTTTAACTCGGTCATTCGCTTTGTAACCAAGTCAGGAGGAAAACGTGTAATCGAAACCGTCGCGTCGAGTATGTTCGACCTCGCTAACCCTAAGCCCTTCGAGATGGAGAAAACCCTCGATATCGAAGATGGATTGGCGAGGTTCTTTGCCACCCTACGTCCACAAGTCGTGAAACCGAAACTCAGAAAGGTATAGTCCATGGCCCAGCCTAAACTCGCAGATATCCTCGAAGCTGAATCCTCTGGAAAGGTTGACCGTCCGAAACCGGTCCCGGTGGGGAGCTACCTCGCCAAGATCGTTGGGCAGCCGGAACGGGGCAACTCAGAAAAGAAAGGCACCCCCTTCATCCGCTTCGCTGGGGAGTTCATCGAGGCTCAGGATGATGTTGATGAGGACGACCTCGGGGAGTGGGCAGCGCGGGAGGATGGCTCTGCCCGTTCCCTCCGTGGCACCTCGCTGCCCAAGAACGGCCTGACCTTCTACACCACGCCAGATGCCATTTGGCGGCTGGATAAGTTCTACGAAGACCTCGGCGTGCTGGAGAAAGGCAAGTCGCGGAATGACATGGCTGAGGAAGCTGTGGGGCAGGAGTTCATCGTGAACATCAACCACACCTCCTCGGACGACGGCGAAGCGACCTACGCGAATGTGAAGTCCACCGCGCCGACGGAGTAAAGATCAACCCTGGGAGGGGCTTCGGCTCCTCCCATTTTCATGGAGGGGAAGATGCGTAAAGTAAAAGCATTGGACTTAAAAGCCTCTCGGTTATCCATTAGTTGCGCGGATGGAAGTTATTTTACGTTTGAGCTTAATCAAGATCAGCTTTTATTGTTAATCAAGCAAGCCGTCGAGGCTGTTTGGTTCGGCTATCTTTTGGTGCCTCGTGACTAAGATCGCGATAGTCGGCGAGGCCTGGGGAGCCGAGGAGGAAAAGGAACGCACCCCCTTTATCGGTGCGTCAGGCTATCACCTAACCAAGATGCTGAACGAGGTTGGGATCAACCGGGCGGATTGCCTGGTTACCAACGTCTTTAACCTCCGTCCCAAGGGGAATCGGGTTGAAACCCTCTGCGGGCCGAAGCCCTATGCCCTACCGGGCTACACGGCCCTCCTGAAGGGGAAGTACCTTCACAAGAAGTACGAACCCGAACTCCTTCGCCTCGGTGATGAACTCCTCGAAGCCGACCCGAACGTCATCATCGCCCTGGGCAACACTGCCATGTGGGCGCTCCTTGGCCGCACGGCTATATCAAAATTCCGCGGCACCACGGAGCTATCCACCCACACTGTATCCGGCTTCAAGGTCCTCTCCACCTACCACCCCGCAGCGGTGCTCCGTGATTGGTCCCTACGCCCAGTGGTGGTGAGTGACCTTCACAAAGCCGCGAGGGAATCGGAGTTCCCCGACCTCCGCCGACCCAAGCGGGAAGTCTGGATTGAGCCAACTATGGAGGACCTTTATGAATTCGACCGAACCTACCTGGCAGGAACTGTTCGATTGTCTGTCGATATTGAAACAGCAGGATCGCAAATTACGTGTATTGGTTTCGCACCCTCGCCAGGTGTTGCTATCGTCATTCCATTTTTTGACACCCGAAAGAAGGGAAGAAGTTATTGGGACACTGAGCAACTTGAAAGGGACGCTTGGGCATACGTCAAGGGCGTTCTTGAGAGAGCATCGATCACTAAGCTCTTTCAAAACGGGCTCTATGATATAGCCTTTCTCTGGCGAGCGATGGGGATTAGGGTTGTGAATGCGACGGATGATACCATGCTCTTACATCACTCCCTTCAGCCGGAGTCCCTCAAAGGCCTTGGGTTTCTTGGCTCGCTCTACTGCGATGAAGGCCCTTGGAAGCACATGCGCGCGAAGCATGAAACGATTAAGAAGGATGAATGATATGGGATTCACACCTGGAGACTTTACAACCCAAGATGGCACGAGCTATCATTGGGAAATAAAACACGGTGGAAGAATTGTACTGTGGGATAAGCTTGAAGCGGAGCAGATTCTATCACTTTCTACAGATGACGCAGGTAAAGCTGCATCCCAACTTCAGCTTCTCGTTGATATGGCTCTTGCTTGGTCAGGAGATTTCAGCCGCCCACAAGTAAAACGTGACGAATGAAAATCATCGACACCTCCATCACCGATCCGGAAAACCTCACCCCATGGGAAAAGGAGCAGGTATACAATGGCCTCGACTGTTGCATCACCAGCGAGGTGCTCGGCGTGCTTGAGCCCCAGCTTGACAATCATACCACAGACACTTACAGATTTGCTAGAGAACTACAAGGTCCAGTGCTCGAAATGCGGCTTCGAGGAGTACTGGTTGATCAACATCGCAAAGCAGAAGTCATCGACGAGTACCTCGACAAGCTCGACATCTTCGAAACCTCCCTCGAAGCCATCGTCCGCAACGCCTGTGGAATCTTCGGCTTCAACTGGCGCAGCCCCACCCAACTCCAGGAGCTCTTCTATGATCGCCTTAGAATTCCCCCTGTACGATGGAAAGGCAGGCCTACGGTCAATCGCGGGGCTCTTGAGAGGATTGAGTGCTACCCGATCGCCTGGGCGATTATACAGCACATTAAGGCAATGCGTGATCTGGCAAAGAAAGTATCGGTTCTCAAGACTGAGATTGACTCTGATGGTCGAATGCGAACTTCCTACAACATCGGAGGCACGACTACTGGGAGACTATCCTCGTCCTATAGTGAGTTTGGGACAGGGACGAACTTGCAGAATATCGAAGAGGCGCTTCGGTCAATTTTTATCGCCGACCGAGGGATGAAAATGGGGTACGCAGATGCGGAACAAGGTGAGTCAAGGGTTGTCGGAGCGATTGAATGGAATCTATTCCAGATCGGCACCTATCTCGATGCATGTGAAGGTGGAGATCTCCACACAAACGTCGCCAAGCTCGTCTGGCCACGTCTTGCCTGGACAGGTAATCCTAAAGTTGATCGAAAGCTGGCTGAGCGACCCTACTACCGTCATTATGACAGACGGTTTATGTGTAAAAAGATTGGACACGGTAGTAACTACGGAGGCAAGCCAAGAACATTGGCCACCCAAGCTAAAGTAGATATTGAGTTGATCGAGGACTTCCAGCCGAAGTACTTCGGTGCCTTCCCAGCGCACCACGAATGGCACAACTGGACCAAGGACCAGCTTCGGGACTTCGGCTACCTCGTTTCCCTCACGGGGCGCAAGCGGTATTTCTGGGGCCGGAAAGATGACGACTCCACCTTCCGTGAGGCGGTAGCTTTCCAAGGCCAGGCCCTGGGGGATATCCTCAACCGGGGGATGCTAAACGTCTGGCGGGAGAACAACTGCCAACTCTTAATGCAAATCCACGACGCAATCCTATTCCAATACCCCGAAAAGGAGGAAGATGAAATCCTCCCCAAGGTCATTTCCCAGCTGCGCTACCCGATTGAACTCGAAGGAGGCCGACAATTCAACATCCCCTACGGCTGCAAAACCGGCTGGAATTTTGGGGTCTACGACTCGAAGGACAATCCAGATGGGCTTAAAGAATTCAAAGGCGGGGACAAACGGAAGCGGACGCCGCAAGTTAACCTCATGGATCGACCGGTTCGTTAACTACGCAGAAGAGGAGGCGGAAAGCTGTGCGATTTATAGAAAATGGTGCGGAATTACCGCGGTTGCTGCGTGTTTGGAGCAAAAGGTGTGGCTTAAATCCCCGGCACCGCTATATCCAAATCTTTACACTCTTTTGGTCGGCCCTCCTGCCGTGGGAAAGAGTCGTACTATTGGGGTGGCTAGGTCTCTTTTGGGTACTCTTACTGATTTCCCTTTTGCGCCTACTTCTGTAACCATGGCAGCCCTAGTCGACTCCCTCAAGGAATGCGAGCGCAAGTACACCCAGGTTCCAGGGCCTACTGTCTTTTACAACTCAATGACGCTGGTGCCAGATGATCTCCAAGTCCTCATGTCAACTTACGATCTCAGTCTCATCGCTGGACTCACAACATTCTATGACGTTAACCACCCGTATAGAGAACAAAGACGAACTGGGGATCTCAGAATCGAAATTAAACGACCCCAGCTTTCTATCCTGGGTGGAACAACACCTTCACACTTGTTTGGATTCATACCTGAAGAGGCTTGGAGCCAGGGGTTCACCTCGAGGATGATCCTGGTTTACTCCGATGAGAAAATCAAAAAGCGAGTGCGATTTACCTTCGATGACCAAAAGAAACCCGATGACCTGATCCACGATCTGAAGATCATCAACTCACTCATAGGGGAGTTCAGCGTCGATGAAAAAGCACTTGCAGCTTTTGAAAACTGGATCGAGGCTGGTGAGCCCCCCGTCCCCTCACACAAACGGCTGGAGCATTATCTTGGGCGCAGGTACCCGCACCTGCTCAAGCTGTCGATGGTGTCGTCGGTTGATCGGGGGAATAGTCTTGTCATCGCGGTCGAAGACTTCAACCGAGCTCTCGGTTGGTTGATTGAGGTAGAGCACGCTATGCCCAGGATATTTGCTGAGGGGCCGAGGTCGGTGGAGTCGAAGGTGATGGAGGAGGTGCATTATTTTATTAAGCAATTGGATATCGCTGGCTTGGGAATCCCCGAATCCAAGGTGAAGAACTTCGTCCTCCAACGGGTATCCCCAATGCAATACAAAGCCTTCTTCGAGGCGCTTGAGATTGGGGGGTATATCAAGCGCGCTGGGCACGATAAGACGACGAAGGAACCACGGTGGATCGCGATGAACCGGGAGGTTAGTGGATCCCTCGGGTAAGCCCCCCGATCAATTCACTCGCGATCCAACATGCTACTGCCAGCCAGCCAAGATGCCAGTAGGTGTTGGGGATCGGGCTCCATCGCGCAGCGATGCACGCGAAGACGAAGGCGAAGACGAGGAGGATTGGTCCAACGTTCTGCATATCACAGTCTCCCGGTTAAGAGTAAGATCACAAGCACGATTACCAGTATCCCCACGATTCCCACCCCTCCATGGCCGTAGCCATAGCCGTATCCCCAGGGGAGCACGTCACCGCCGAGGCCACCGAAGAGGATTAGAATTAGGATTATCAATAAAATCAAACTCATGTTTTGCCCCTTTCTGCTTTTCCTTCGAGCACACCCTTTGCGCGCTCAGCTTCGCCAGTGACCTTCACCAGCGCGTCCTTGATACTGTTGGTATTTGTAGATAGTTCTTTTATATCCTTCGCATGTTTGCGTGAGACAATCAAGTTATAGACCGCGATACAGGCAAAGATAAACTCTCCCATTCCGCGGAGGAAGTCGCCTATATCTCCCATAACACAGATCCTTTTACGTTTTAACTTTCTCACTCGGAGAGGCATCGGCCACTGCCTGGGAGGTGACAACCACCGCCTTCACTTCAGGTTGGGCTGCAACCGCATCCCGCAGCGTCGCTGGCGCCACCGCCTGCACAGCCTGTACCAACGCACGAGGCTCCGCAGCCTGCACCGCAGCGACCTTGGCTTGCGTTGTGGCATTATGCGCTGACCACCAACCCATGGCAAGGGTGGCTATCGGCCCCACGCCAATGGCGATTTCCTTTATCCCATTGAAGATATGGTCGAAGTCGGTCATCAGATCTGTACTGGAGGTCTGGGACATAATCCCAAACACCGTCGCTGCGCCAGCAACGTAGGAAACAAGATGCTTCCCACTAGCCAGCAGTACACTCAACTGATCCTGGGTCATGAGGTCCGCGCTGGAAACGACGCTTTAATCTGAGCCGCGATGACTTCAAGCTGCTTAGCGATGATGGCTCCAACATTCCCGCCAGCCTGGATTTCCATGACCGCCTGAAGCAGCCCATCTAGGATAGGCAACAACGGCAGGATAGCCTTAAGCGGAGGGAAGAACGTCGCTACGATTGGTAGAATGCTCCCTACGGTTTTCAGGGCATTCTCAATATCAGCTACATTGATTTGCGGGAAAGTAAACTGCTGCCCCGTGGCAGGGTGAGTGACTACTACGGTAGGAACGGCCGGTGTATCGGGCATCTTAGTCTCCTCAAATGCGATAGCGCCACTGTGCTCTAAAGCTTTCAATATGGCGGCGCACCCACATTGAACATCCACTACACCTGGACTGAAGACATGATCAGCAGTGTACTTCCCGCTGACGTATTGATTCGTCCACGACCAAATATAAGGGGAGTTGATGTTTTTACTAAAGTACCCAAAGCCATTATACGCCTCTGAGTTGTATAGACAAAACTCAACCGTCCAAGGTAGTGGATTGCGGTACTTCTTAAGCGCCTCAACCGCTCCCGCTTCCCAGGAATTCCAAGGCCCCAGACCCGCAGGGACTTGTGTGGTTACTTGGTTAAGTGGCTGGCCGTTGCCGAGGAAGGTATCGAAATCAAAGTTAGCCTCACGGTAGTGCCAACAGCCGATGACAAACCACGGTACCTCTGTCTGAGCTTCGACAGTTTGATACCTCGTTTTGTTCGAAACGATTTTATCCGCCAACGAGGCCGCAGCTGCGGCCTTCTCTGGCTTGGTAACACATGCATTCCAGAGGTTGCGATATCCAGCTTCAGTGACTTCGGGTGTAATCATCTCAGCCTCCACGAGGATTACGAATTGAGTATCCCGCTAGGGAAACCTCATGCACCTGAGTTCGGTGGTGGCCGCTGTTGGCATCGTAGACAATCGCTCGGCCATGGCCGGTTACTCGCTCGATCACCATGACATGGTGCCTCCGCACCGCCACCATTCCTGACGCAGCCTGGGCTGAAGGATATCGAAACCAATTCGCTGCTAGCCATAGACCCCGGACCGGGTGCCCAAACACCCTAACACTAGCACCACAGCCACAGAACGACACCGACGGACACCCTGCCGGATGCCCAACTACCTGCGCCCTTACTTCCGTTGCCCCGGCTAAGGCTGCGCAGAGAATCAAAATCCACTTCATTTCCGTCTACCTTCCTTTGTTACCGCTTCAATACCATGCTGGATTAAATCCGGCTGGCCAATCGCCTTGCCCGTGGTCAACGCTCGGTATGTCTCCGCAGGTGACCTTGGTGCCTGCTTCGATCCATGCATCGCATTCCAGCCCGCCTCCAGGATATTCCCAGCCTCTCCAGGCACACCGGTAGCAAGCCCGATCAGACTTGTAAAGTCCTTAATCGTCTTCCCTCCGTGCTCCTTGTCCATCATCTTTGTGATTCGAGGAATACCTGTTTTATCATCCGCACTCTTTGTGACATCCATCAACGACGAGGCAACGGTCTTCAATTCACTATCCAACATCCCCGCTCCACCCTCACCGGAGGTCAGAAATCCATGCACCATCTCTCGGGCAACTGGGATTCCAAGTGTCGCACCCTCCGCGAGATACTCCGCAGTCTTACCTAACCAGCCTTGTTTCTTTTTCTCCGGATCGGGAGTGACCATGTGCTCAACCATTACTGGCCATAAGGTTGAGGTGGCTACTAGCAACGCTGCCTTCCCTAGATGCCCTCGAATTTCTGCGAAGTCGGCTTCCTTGTAGTTATCCTTCGCGTATTTGGTTCTCCAATACGCCTCAAACTGGCGCTGGAGCATCTGATTGAATACGGAATACAGCGATGTAAACAGCCGACTCATGGCGTTCCCACGCATGATCCCGGGTCGAGCGGTGATCGCAGTAGACCCATGCGCACGAAGCACGATGGAATTCGCAATCTCAATCGCGGTTCCCTCGTATTCTTGAGGCAGCTTATTCGGAAACTTCTCCCCAAGCTCTGCCATCTGTTTCTTATACTCCGCCAACCAACTCGGCACAGATGACATCATATCCGACCAGCCAACCAAAAATCCACCCTTCTCCAGCATCCAATCCCGCGCTGCCCAGAAGCCTTTGTTCTGAAATTGCAGCCCCTCCCACCGCCCACCAAGGGTTTCACGGATGGTCTGGAATCTCCTCTGGAGCTCCAGGCTTTTGCTCAGAGCAAAGTTGAAGTTGCTCGTAAATCCATCAGGGGAGGTAGCGAATAGCGACTTAACTTCCCTAGCAAAGTTTATCGGCCCTACCTCCGCAACTGAATTCAGCGCGGCAGTTGGCCCATGCTTCTCCGCAGTACGGATGTTCCATCCGATAAACGTACCAATCATATTCCTCCGGAAGAACTCTGAAATCCTCCCAAGCATCTGATCCGAAACCGTGCTCACTCCTTTCCCACCACCGATGATATCCCTCAGCCAATCATCCATCATATGCAGCACAGCTTCGCCGGAATGGCGTTCTATCGCATGCCGAAACTCGGTGTCTCGGAGCATCTTACCGAAGTTGGTCACAAACGGCCGGAAAGAGGTGTCATATAAAATCTGCGACATCCTTTGCGGCAAGCGGTTCAAGGTCAAATCCGTTGGCGCTGCGTAAGAGGTGCGTCGGATTTCCGATCCCGTGGCGGTGGTGGACTTGAAGTACCCGGTATCAAATAGCCCACCCAGGCTCTCTGGGTTGATCGGTGACAGCCCCTCCGCAGCCCGACTAGTCCCAAGCTCCTTTTGATCATAAATCATCGGGGAGTACCACCCCTCACGCATCACACCATGGGGGTCTTCGAATGGGTGCAACTCGACTAGGTCCGGCACCACACCGTTTTGGTCCCGGATCATTTCCCGCAAATCAGCAAAGGCTTCTTTATTAATATCCCCCACCTTCTGCCAGGTGTCCCACATCTCCTTGGTGGAGTGCTCTTTCAAATACGCCCACAGTTGATCCTTATCCACCTTCCAGCCACGAACAAACTTATCCATATTATTCGGATTACCCATGTCCATGATAATCCGCTGCAGGTTCTCCATGGTCATATTGACCATCTCATTTCGAGACACTCGCTTCAGCAGGTTCGGCAGGGGTGCCTTGAGATTGACATCCTTGATCCCTTTGAACGCATCATCCAGCTTTGATCCATACTCCTTAATCCTCGCCGAAAGCTCCGACGCTGCCGACATGGCCGGATAGACCACGTTCATATTAAAGAACCCATGCTTATCGCCCAGGTCCCAGCGGTTGAAAACCGAGAAATTCTGAATCAGCTTTCCATACACTATGTCCTTCACCGCGCCCGTTAGCTTCCCAATCCCCTGAACATTATACGGCGTTCCCGTCTTACCCTGCTTCGCCAACTGTGGAATGGCTTGGTTCTCTATAACCTCCCGTAGAGCAACCTTCCCTGCCCTAGTCGTGTATACCTTATCCTCCCTCCCAAGCTTATACAACTGCATCACTGCATCCGAGAACCCTTTGAATTGCTCATAGGTCATCTTATCTAGAGGGATCTTTTCCCCAGCGTAAATCCAATCTGGCAGCAATATCTGCATCGCCTTCATATTAGATTCACTCTCAACAAACTGCGCAAGTGGCTTGGCAGCCCTGACGTCGTCCTCGAGGCCCTGAATCGACTTCCCCGTTTTCAACCCTGCATTGCCAACGATATCCCTCAAATGCGCGAGGTAGCTCTTATCCATCCCGTTGTACTTAGGATTGGCTACCCGATCGGTGATCTTATCCGTCGCCTTCCGCAGCTTCTCATAAGCCTTGGCTTCATTCGCCATCAGCATGGAGATGTATTGCTGCTGCTTGAATTTGAAGGCCTCCTTAAAATCCCCATCAAGCAAAGCAAGCTCCGTGGCGCGCCCTGCTCGGCCTGCGGAGGCAAGATACTTATCCACGCTGTGCGCCGAAATCGGGGTTTCCCCAAACACCCTCTTTACCCCCTCCTTGAGCTTGGCTTTTGTAAAGGGAAGCTCGTCGGTATTCTTCGCTAGGGCGATTGTTTCTTGATGCAGAATGTCAAGCTGAGTTTGGGATACTACGTGGTCCTTTGCCTCCTCAAGGATCTGCTGCTCCAGATCCCCAAACTCTCGAGACATTCGATCCTGCGTGATCTTCTCCACGACTTTATTAAAGTGCTCCCTCGGCCCAAGCTTCCCACGCTCAGCGTGAAGTTGTTTCAACCCATCCAACATCAACTGTGCGGTGGGGTACCCAAGCTGAGTCGCAGCGTCGTCAGGATTCATCCCTCCGGGCTTGAGGTAGTCCTCCGGTAGTCCAGCCTTCTGCTCAGCGCTGAGCTTATCACTATCCAGCCGGACCCGCCCTGGGAGCTTATCCCCCAAATACGACCCTTCCCTCAACAGATTATCCGCTGCAATATCCGGCCGCCCAAGCAGGCGCTCCCTTACCTCCTTCTTAACCTGCGCCTCCATAGTCTTCCACTCAGTCGTCTGCCGCAGCCGTTCCCTCTTCTCCGCGTCCAGGCGGAACTTCTCCATATCCTCTTCCGCTTGCTGCCGGATCTTCTCCTGATACTGCCGATACTCCTTAACCTTCATCCCCACATCGGCGGCTTTATCGAACGCCTCCCGGTCCTCCATCCGGGTGAGCCCAGGGAGCTCGAGTTGGGTGTCCTTAATCGCATCCGTCGATACCTTCCCCTTTCCCTTCGCCTCCGCCCTCAGCGCCTCGATGTCCTTGCTCAGGCTGAACACCGCATCCATGGCTGTCTTAGGCACAGCCTTTCCAGTCAGGCGCTCCCAGAGATCTTGGACAATATTCCTTACCGCGTCCCAAACAGTACTAGCTCTCCTTAAACCAAGATCGCTAATGAGCTCCTTAGAAATTGGTGTTGATTGCAGTACCTTCTGGAACCCCTCCTTTGACATAGCCTCAGCAATAAATTCCTTCTCGTTTGTAAACGCATAATTTTGAAATTCAAACAGCTTTGGATTCAGCTTTCTAAAAGCATCAACCTCATTCATCAACCCTCGAATAGAGGCCTTAATCTCGGGGAACTTTTCAATCTGCGCAACCGTTATCGCATGGCTGCCTTCGTGCATCAGCACATGCAGCGCCACATGAGGCTGCCACTCGGTTACATCCTCGCGAATGAATATCTTATTCGTTCCATCTTTATAGAGTTGATGAAACCCTCCAGCGTTACTTCCTACAAAAGCCCTAGCCATGTCCTCCTGAGAAATGACATGTACCGGGACATCCTTGGCAAGGCGGGTAATCGTCTCCCCGAAGTGCTTCATGATAGGGCTGTCGGTAGAGGACTCAACCGCGGATTTAGAAAGGACTTCTCCTAGGGTTGTGGAATGGAGGGGCTGAACATCAAATGTGTTATGGTTATAATCCCAAACTGTATGCGTCTCCCCCGTGCGCAGGAAGTCGGTGGTCTGCTTTGGAGTCGGGCGAAGGGGGATGGAAGCCTTACGCTCTGGCCCAGCGCCACTGATTCGCCAGCCTTCAATGAATTCAGCGCGGGGGAATTCAACTTGCAACTGCCGAAGCAAGCCACTTAGCTGACGCGGCCCCAGGAATCCGGGCAAGCCTTCAGTAGTTCCCGCTGCAACGTGAGTGACGATCAGCGTCTGCCCATCATCTTTCTCTACTATCGTCGCTCCACCAATACGCTTGCCTTGAGGATCCTCAATATCAAACGAGTGCCCCGGAACACCCTCCTCCGGCTCGACTCTCGTCAGCCTCATCTGCCCAGGCGCAGCGATTGGATCCAACCCAGCGCTTCGCCGGATGGCGTCCACCGAATCGATCGGCGCTGGCTTCTCCTCACCCTTCTCCAGCTTTGCCTCGTTGAGCGTCATCCCGCCCTTGCGGAACCGGATATCATCCTGCAGCGCCTTGAAAACATCCGGCTCAACTCGAGCCAAGAACGCTGAAAGCGGAACCTCTACATCTCCACCGTACGTTTCAGCTGCCTCAAGCTGCTTCCCTAGATCGGGGATGAATCCGAGGATCCCATCATCCTCCGTCGGAGGCTTGTCCCCATACAGCTTCCGCACCGCCTCCGCGCTGATATCCACCGACGCATCAGTATGCTGCGCAACGAAATTCTCAAGCAACTCCGGCGCACGCTCCTTGGTGGTGCTCTTTCCAATCTCCTTTACCGTATCCCCCAGATTTCCTATATCCTGCTTCGCCTGATCGGCATAGATATCATCGATAACCTTATCCAGCCCAATCGGTGGCTTCACCCCCTGCTCGAGATACGGCTTGACCTTTCGATAAAGCTCCGCAGCCTGGCGATTTTGGCTGTCCTGCGCAGCCTTCTTCACCGCTCCTTCCCCAGGCTCGACGTGAGGGATCTCTCCCGTCATGCCCATCTGCATCAGGGTTTCAGCGGTTCCAAGGGCAGCTTCTTTGATCTGCGCTGCGGCCTCGGGGCTCGCACCCATTCGCTGCGCACCGGTTTCAACCGCTGCCCCACCACCTTCTAGCGCTCCGGAGATGGTGCGGTTCACCGCCTCAGGTAGGACACCTATAGTCTGCGCAATCCGTGCGAGGTTGTTCCAGAGGAACGGATAGTCCCTGGCCCAATCAGGAGGCTGCTCCGCGATAGCCTTGCCAAACCTACCCTGCTCAGTGAAGGCCTTGTAGAATCCTTTGACCGCGCTCTCAGCCGTGTCGGTAGGAGCGCTCAGAATACCCGTGGCTGTCGGGCCAAGAAAGTGCAATCGGTGGGAAATCTCATCAAGCTGCCCCCAGTCGTCCGACGACACCACCGGTGCCATCGGGTGGGAGCCAGCATAATCCCGGAGGAACTTATTGCTGCTCAACAACTGCGACGTCAACGCAGCCTTGTGCTGTTGTTCAAACTGATCGAGGTTCCCATACACCAACGCTGGGTCAGTCCCAGTGGACTTCCCAAGCTCAATCGCCCGTGCGCCATCATCAGGATTCGCATCCAGCCCCTGCAACGCACTTGACTGTGCCTGCCGCTGCTGGCCTATGATCCAATCAGCGTCACTTGGATTGGGGAACAGTGGGTCTGCCACCGGAGGTGTCCTTGGGCTTGGAGTAAAGATCAATAAACTGGCTGCGTAGGTAGGCGCGATAGAGTTCCTCGTCGGTGGGTTCTAAACCACCCTTGGCTACGATATCGTTGACAATGCCCTTATCATCCGCCCACTTCTTTACCACCGACATATCTCGGTCAAAGGCCGGGCGCTTGGTTCCACCAAAGAACATCCCAAAGGTCCCGGGTTCGGTGCGTTGATGTATCACAGCAGGGCCGATGGTGTTGACGATATCATCATGCCCTGGGGGCCTGCCTTTTTCCTCCCGCCAAGCATCGATTCCAGCCTGAAGTGCCCCGGTGTAATGATCATAGTCAGTCGCATCTGCGCCCTGAGTTGGGCGGAAGTAGATGCCAAGCGCACGAAGCTCAGCTGCTCGGCCCTGTCGTAGCCAGCCCATTGCACGATTCAGCATCGGGTCATCGGCAGGCTTAGCAATAGCCTGCGCCCGCTTTGCCATCAGGCTCCGCTGCTGCTCTTGAGAGAGGTTATACTTGGTGAAGTCCGCATCGAGAAAGGCCTCACGGTCGTTGTAGTAGAGCCCCGTCAGCGCGGTGAAGTTCTCCTCCTGTCCGTGCTTATCCCGCGCGGCATTGTAGGAGTTGATCATCCCCGGAATGCGCTCCCGCGCATCAGCAGGCAGGGCATCAATTGTGGCAGCCATCTGAGGATCTGCTCGGAGTTCGCGGACATCGACCACGCCCTTCTGAACCGCCTCCATCACCTTCTGAATCCCGGTGTTCTTGTCCTGATTCGCGATGTACCGATCCGTAGTGATCTTCCCCTTCAACGCCTGAAGGGCATCCTTCTCGAAAAGCGGATCATCGTGGGCCAGCTTAGGTGAAGCAGCCTTAACTTCGTCCTCCATCTGCTTCGCGGTTTTGTCGGGGGAATAAACCGAGTTGGCAAGATTGGCTGAGCCAATGGCACGGTTCTGTGCGCGGGTTATCAGCAACGCTTTCTCATAATCATCCTGCGTTAGCTGCCCAGCCTTTTTAGCCGTGTCCAGCATTGGGAAAGCTGCCTGCGGATCGTCATGCGCAACCTGCCCGATCCTTCCCAGCCAAAGCCTGCTCTGACTTTGCATTTTCAAAGCGGCCGCCCGATCCGGAGTCAGCCCTTTCGCACTGGCGATGGTATCATCCGCAGAGTCGGTCATCCCCAGCTTGTACTGGAACTCCTCATTGCTCTTAGGATCAACAAACGTCTTAGCCGCGATATCCTTCTGTGCCTGGGCAGTGCCGATCACGCTTCGTTTATTCTCATCCGCTGCATGCCCGGCTGCGGAGAAGATATTCCGCTGCATGAAAGGCAGAGTGTCACGATCGTAATATCGCTGCGCAAACTGAGTCCCCAGCTTTCCACGAATCTCTGTCCGTAGATCCTGCTGAGCTTTGATATATCCAGGAAGCCCATCCGCGGCTGCCTGACCTTCAAGGGAACCATACTGTGCATGGAGCAAGGAAGCCTTCTCAGCGTATTCACTCTGTGCCTCGCGGGCGTCTGTTTCGTTCCGCAGGTCCTGCAACGCCATAGCACGGGTGAAGAGTTCCCCACCAACTTGTTCCGTGGTCGCACCCAAGCCTTGCAGCGCAGCGCCGACATTGGCACCAAAGGCTGCTGGCGGGGTGGAGACGGAAAGCTGCTCACTACCACCAGCGGGCTCGACGGAGGAATAGGGTTGGTACGGAACCTGAGCCATCAGTAAAGGCTCCCTGTCTGCACACCGGGATACAACCCCATCCCACCCTGCGTTGGATCACCACCGCCTCCGAAAGCCGGTCCCATTTGCAGCCACTTACTCGACACCGACCCCACCCCACCGATGATGCTGGAGATGGCACCGATGGTCCCAGCTTCCTTTGAGGTCGTAGCTGCAGTGCTCAGTGCTCCGGCTGACGCCACATCCCCAGCCGCGGCTACCTCGTATCCGTACGCCCGCTTTGCAGCGTTCGCTGCAATGATCCCCTGATTCTGCTGCCCCACCTCAACCTCGCTCGCGATCACGCGATCCTGACTCGCCCCTGCGATATTGCTCGCACCGAACGCAGCCCTGGTTGCACCAATAACCGCCCGCTCACGCATCCCAGCTTGTTCTGCCTGAACCCCGCCGGACTCGATCGCATAGTTCGCATCTTGCTTTTTGATTTGCGCATTAACCCTCGCCACCCCGGCTTGGTAGTTATACATCGCTGCTTCAGACTGACTCTGCTGAAGCTTTCCAAGGGCGCTGATCCCTGCGCCTGCGGCAGTGGATGCCAGACCAATACCTGCGGTTACTGGATCAGCCATGAGCGGCCTTCTTTCGGATCATAAAGGGAATCTTCCCGTCCACTGTGGGACCGAACTCCGCTCCCAGCCAGCCTAGCCAGCGCTTGCCGGAAGGATTATCGCACATCACATCCCCCACTATCGTTGGGTAAATTCTCAACGCCTCTTCAATATAGCGCTGACTATGCCGAACGAGGAGGAACTTATGCTGCGCTGCGACTTCAGTGGCAAGCATCCAGAGATAGGCTGTGGTGGAAAGCAGCGTGGGCGGGATCAACCCCCACATACAAGCCAGTTGGCCGTCCACGAAGCCGTATCGGATATCGATGCTCCGATGCACACACTCACGCAGGATCTTCTCTGCATTCAGCCTCCCTGCAACCGGGCTTCGACGGAGAACCTCTTTCAGTGAGATGTCACTGCTCCGAGAGATCGATATCATTTTCCATCTCCCACAGTCGTTTCAGGCATCGCACCGAGAATCGTCGCGGGGTAGGGCAGATTCTGCTGAATACAATAATTCCCCGCCGTGTCCCATTCCTGATCAATGATGGTCCGGCCATCCCCATTCACGAGGTCGGTCACCTTTGCCACTCCCGTTGAGGTGGTCGGAACGTTCCCGAGGATGAAGTCCTTCATCGCCACAACCGTCGCGAAGGTCTTGCCGACCTGTAATCCCAATGTGTCCGCCACTCTCAACGTCAGCCCGGTGATTTTCTTCCGCTTTCCCTGCACCGTTGGCTCGCCCAGGTCCAGCGGTAAGGTCTGGAGTTGTGGGAGGTAGGCCAACCCTAGGGTAACCTTGGTGGCTGTTAGGCCCAAGGCTACAGTTCCTAAGGCTGAGACAGTATACGGCCCTACGGCCACGCCATCTGCCACACCAACAACACTCTGACCGATCAGCTGGGTCAATCCACTCACGCTCGTAATCGGGGTCCATATAGTAAAACCTCCGTAGATAAGGAGACTTTGGTTGTTGTAATAATTAAAGACTGGCGGCGGCCGCACTACAACTGCATCAACCTGTTGTGCAGAAGTAAAAGAGGTTATCTTATATATTCCGCCGTTAGTTCGAACTATCCAATTGTTTGTGGCCATGGTAGAAGTAAAGGGAGCATGAGCAAACTCTTGGAAGGTCACAGGATTTCCCGCGGCACTTACATCGCCGAAGATACTTAAGGGAGCAAGAAAGCTTAGCGCTGGCTGTGTTTGCAATGCGCAATCTACAGACCAAGAGTCCTCATAACCATATGAAAAGTAACGGTCAGCCATGCGTTCGATGTAGGGAACGAGGGTGGAATCAGGCAACCGCCGTTCGACAAGAACATAAACTGCATCTACCACGTTACCAGTCCCAACAGTTTCAACTACCGAACACACCGATCGAAAGCTGCCAGAGGTATCATGATGGGCCCAACCGATAAGCTCTTGTTCTTTTACATACGCAAGGGAAAGCATCTGGCCATCGTTGCGAACTGCCCAAACGGTTTTGAATGGTTCCTCCGCCCAACACCAATCAAGGAGGTAATAATTAAAAAAGAGATGGTTGGAGAGGACGGAGATATCAGAGCCGGTGAAGAGTTGAGCATAGAGATTGTAGTTCAAACTCCGAACGTAGTTGCCCTTGTTGGTGGTATAAAGAGCATCGGTGTTGATCTTAATCGGGCGCAGGTCGTTGGTGCCGTTGAAGGACTGCGGTTGAGCAACGACGTTGGTCGGGGTTATTGGAACCTGCGTCGAGATACCGCCCCCGCCGTTGATAAGCCAGGCGCCCTTGCCGGTACCTGCGATGATACCGGTGGGCACCGGCAGCAACCAGCGAATATCATTCAACTCCTCGGAGACGATCGTGCCAGAGATTGCATCGTCATCTTGTGATGGGTTTGAGACGTTAAAGTTAAAAAAGCTTCCGGGCTGGGAGAAGTTGAACGATTGAATTGCCTGCAAGGAGCCAGCAAAGGCCAGCCGCTCTTGGATAAACCCTGGCACACCAGGATTCCCTGAACTAGCAGGGCCAATCACAGCTGTAGCCGCGGCTGCCCCAGCAGAGAAGGTCACGGCAGGAGCAGTAACATAACCGTTCCCATCCATGACCGGTAGAATATCCTTCAAGCCCCAGGTGAAGCTGATGCCAAAAGAGCCACCGCTAGCATTAAACCCAACAAACCCAGCAGCGGTACAACCGCCAGGGCTTACAGGATTAGTCGGAGTAGAACCAACAGTGATCGATCCAGAGCTAATCGGGGATGCCCCAACGCTGGTAACTTCCCAAAATGAATGCCCACCTCCTGTGCCAATAAGAGCTGTGCCAGTGATGCGAAGTACAATTCCGTTTGAAAAAGTGAGCAGTGACCCGTTTGGATCTGGCCCAGTTGTGAGAATATCTTGATTTCCGGTCGCGTGCGTGATGGCGCCTACGACAGTGACCCCAAGTGATGCAATAGACGTTGCGGTCTGCCCACTCGGTGGTGCTGCGACGATCACGCCTGGAACAGTGGTATAGGTCCCAGCAGTTGTTACGTTATAGCTTGTAACCCCTGGGCCGATGAATGGATTCTCGATAATTGGCGGAGTTTGCGAGAAGTCAGCAACGATACCTGGATATGCCTCGTTGAAAACAGCAGTTGTGACATTGCCAACAAAACCATATTGCGCACCAGATGATGGCACAGAGCCATTGATTGGAAGGGTTTTGTAAACATTATAGCTAACCGCTCCGGTTACCGCTGTCCAGGTTACTTGGATAGTACCAACGGTTGTACCGATGTATAGCAAAGAGCTAAGGATCAACGCCACCGACGGCCCGCTTTCCTGGCCGTTTATATCCACGGCCGTGACACGATAGCCGTAAAACCAAGTCCCAGCACCGATGTTGGTCCCTGCGCCGTTTGCAAGGCCGGTTGGGGTGCCTATAGCTGGGCCAAAAGCCGCATTCACCAAAGTCCAGTTCGCCGCGGAGTTGATGGTCAAGACCACAGGGGCATACGATGGATGGGTGATAATAAGTGAAGTTACGTCTTGAACAAACTTCAACCCGGGATTGCCCGTTGCAGCATTGGGAAAAAGGTCGTCGCGGTTGTACGGAGAGCTAATAAGGTATACGCGCTGAGCTACTCCACCTGAGGTATATGAACCAAAGGTAGTGGTATTAATAGGATTATCATTAAGATCGGTTAGAGTATAGGTATCAACGGTAAGAACTATGACTTTATAATAATTCCCGTTTAATTGAGTCATGCCTCCGACGCTGGAGATGAAAATACGTTGGCCGGTGACATAACCATGCGCAACGTCAGTAACAACGCCAGGATTGGCATTAGTTATGCCAGTGATAGCAGTTGCGGTTTCAAGTACAGAGGCACCATTAGTATAGAAGGCAATATAGTTTTGGCCAAATTCGAGAACATAGGAAAGATTTGAAGAGGGTTGAAACGGAATAAGACGGGAGCCAATGCCAAAGCCTTGATTGATAAACCTTGTTCCTTGTCGGGTCGACGCACCACCACCGGAGTAATCAACATAGAAATTGCGCATCAACGCAGCGCCAGAGTGGTATTTCTGGACATCCACCCGCGAACGGAGCTTCGGTGCCCACTCGCCGGAAGCAAAACTGGTTTTGATTGTTGGCTGTGCCATCAGTACGGGCTGTACCCGGCTCCCCAGTCAAAGGAAAGGTTTGGAGAATACTCGAAGTTGGGCCCAACACCGTAGCCGCCACGAGTTCGAAGGAAGTCAGGAGTGACGTCGTTTACGGTAATGCCTTCGTTGCCATCGGCTTTACGAGCTTCCATTATCATGTTATTAGCAAGCTGGATTTGCTGATTAGCCAAGGCCTTATCGCCCGAAAGCTGAAAGGTTAGTCGAGCAGCAAGAATATGAATCCAAGCATCTTGAAAGAGAGGATCCATTGTATTAGGATCAGTAACCTGTCCATTGTAACAAAGAATGGCCTGGGTTTGATTGCAGAGAATTACTCGCTGGGAGATACCGGTAAAGCTCAAAATAAAGGTAGCCCCAGTACCATTGCTTGGGAGGGTAGTGATACTACTAACAGCACGACCTTGAGAAACAGGATTCGACTGCGCGGAGAAGTAGCTGCCGCCAAGAGGAGCAGATTCGCCCGAGACTTGATTAATGATGGCTATTGAAGTGATAGTTCCGCCAATTCCAATATCAGTGACTTCAAAAAGAGCAGGAGCCCCGGCATTCATAGTATAAGTCGTAAGACTTTGTGGTTGCCCAACTGGAGCAGAGTTTTGCACAAACGTATAGGTTGGCTGGGGAAGAAATATAATGTCGCCCACTTGGTAGTTAATCCCTGGGGATACAATCACAGCATTTACTACGCTGAGGAAGAAATCGGTGGCAACAACAAACTTCAGTGCAGGACCTGTCCAGCCAGTTTGCCCTGCGCCGGTGACGGTCCCAGCGGGGTAGATCGGAACACCGCCTGCCTGGGTGGTGTACTGAGGGATAATCATCCTTGCACGGATGCAATCAGCAGGATATTGATACTCATACGACCAAGGTTGCGGAGGCAGACCGCGCTGCCAAAGTGGCGCACCTGCGGTGGGATTTTCTGGATTGCCTGGGATAGTCGAGATATAAACAAGTGGTGCCCACCTTGTTGTGCAATCCCAAGGAGCCATACGAATTAGATCGTCTCGAAGCTGAAACATGATAAGCTGACATTGGATCGCCTCGTTCGAGGTTTGGTTATTGAACTCAGCCTGGGTCATGTTTGTGCGTGAGCCCATGGCCTGCAACGCACGATTAGCGATATCAAGATTAGTGGTCATAGTTTAAGTTTTCTATGTTGGGGAAATAGTTGTTGTATTTGTACTTCCAATCGCACTCGCATTTACAGCTATATGAATATTCGGTCCAACAACCCCTAGATCGGCGCCAGCACGCGTTGCTATCATATACTGATTGGCAGGGTTGCCATGGAGATATCCAACGTTTCCGATGATGCTGAAAAGAGATGTGCTATCGATATCAGCAAAGATGTGCGCTCCCGCACTTCCGGTATTGTCGATGTTATCGCTAATACACATGTTCGTAATCCATCTGCCGTTGGCATCGTTTGGGACATAAATACCCCGTGATGTATTCGATGTTGTTTGCCCCTGGAATTCATTTCCATTGATTATGACGTTGCTTATAGAGCCAGTTGCTCCAGCCCGATTAAACTGAATCCCGGCAGCATTGTTGTTAGGAGCGCCGATACCTTCAATACTGTTCCCAATTATCATCACGAGGCTAGAAGTCGCCCCATTAGGGAGATTAAGAATAATCCCGCCTAACTGCGCAAACATCTTATTGTTGATAATCCTGGCTCCCCCTGACGTGTTCAAAATTATAGCTGTCCCATTAGTTGGCGCAAACGTATTGCCATCAATACTATAATCGCCTGCATCAGTGTTGGTTGAATTTTGAACTATCAGTCCATTCCCTCCATTTGTTCCATAAGCGTCAAAAAGACATGCGCGTATGGTAAAATATACTGATCTATTAATTCCGATACATGTATCCGCATTACGGATATATAAATTATCAAACAAGCAATGTTGGGTATAACTTGCAGTAGCGCAACTCAAAGTAATTGCAGTTGTAGAAGCCGTAGCCGCTGACGGATAGGCAATCGCTAAATCCTTAAGTTCCACGCTAGCTAACGAAGCAAGAACGATATTGATACCATTGATCCCAACAGTCGGAATTATCACAGACGGCGGGGTGGTTTGGCCGCCTGCACCACATCCCATAAGCGTGATCGGGCTGGTGACACTTAGAGCAGTGGTTATTTTGTACGTTCCAGTAGGGAAGAAAACGATTCCTCCCCCTGCTGATTGCGCGGCATTGATTGCGTTTTGAATTGGGGTGGTATCATCGGCAACGTTGTTGCCCACAGCGCCATAATTGTCTTTGACGTTGTACCATCCGCTTAACGAAGGTGCAGCAAAGATACCGTCCTGGCGAAGATAATTTGTCATTGTCATCCACCTACTACAATATAGCCAAAAGTTCGATCAACACGAGAGTTATTTGCATGGGTTACTACAAACTGCCCGGTTCCAGGGACGATTGAAGTTGTAGCCATGTCGTTTGCAGCATCCTGCGTTTGTGGAGAGAGGACCACAAAGCTTGATGTCGAGCAATTCGCTACTGTTACAGTTGTAGTAGTTGCGTTTGCAGTAAGGGTAAATGTTCCTACGCTTCTAACGCCAGCACTCCATGTCATAGGCGTGCCTGCACCGGCAGAAGTCGGCACCTGTCCAGCAACGCTGGGCGTGACTGGCAGATAGAAATTAGAGTTGCCACTGACTGTTGATCCTGTCACAGCATACCATGTCGCTTGTCCTCCAGCAGCGCCAGTTACCGTTCCGCCCCCACCTCCACCACCGGAGAATGAAGTGAATGGCACCGCAGAAGGTGGAGCGGTGGTTAAACTTCCACAGACTGTATTTGGTGGAAACACACCATTGCATTGGGCCTGCGCCAAGCTGGGGGCAAGAAGCAGAGCGATGATAAGAAGGAGCTTTCTCATGATTGGTTTGTCCAGCCACGTAAGGTATTAGATGGATACAGAACGAAGCCGCCATAAGCGGAGGTGATTTGGATCGAGGGCAGGCCCATTATGGTTTCAGCCACAGAATTGGATTGGATTGTGATTGGATTCGTACCACCATACCCACCAATGTCTACAATTCCGATCGAGTTCTTAGCATAGTTACCGGGGAGAACGCCTGCGGGCACAGTAGGGTCAATCGCAGAGGGTAAGATTATAATCACGTCCCCCGCGACGTTTACGTGGACGAGATTAGTACTTGGATCAAGGGTGTAGGTACCAGCGACGGTGATAGTAAAAAGGTTTCGCGCTGGGACTCGCACCCAACCTACACTAGGACCGAGATAGAAATCGACCCATTCGCGGGAAGTTCCGCCTTGATCAAGGTCCAGTTGGGAGGACATCTTATACTCCTGGAGGTATAGGATTAGGTGTAGTGGGTAAAATAGCTTCGGCAAGCGCAACTAGTGATGCAGTGAGCGCAGCTAATTCGGCTCCATAAGTTTTAGCCGAGAAGCGATGTGCATCACTAGTTGAAATACCATCTCCACACCAGTCTGTTGCTTGAGCAACAGGCCACCGATTGAATGGCGCTTGACTCATGGTGGGCGCTGCGAAGCGGCACTCGTTTGCCGTGTGATAGAAAATACAAGTGCCGCAAGTATCGGCCATAATCAGTGCCTTCCTTGCGATCCGCAGCAACCGTGGTTGGATCCACCGATCCCGACGCTCTGGCTCATCTGTCCAGACGGGCCCTTCGGTGGGGAGTAGGGAAGTTCCTTGGCCTGGGTTACCCCACCCGACGACGCCGTGGGGCGTTGGTTGCTGGGGGAATCAGGGCCGTATTCAGAGAGGATATCCCGAGCCATTTATACCTCCTCGGTGCGCCGGAAGAACGGGGTGGGACTGGGTGTAGGAGTGGGCTTCTCGGCCTCAACTTTCTTTGCCACCGCATCGGCGTTCTCCTTGGCTGCGCCTTCTGCATGGACTTCGAGTTCACGCTGCGCAGCATCGGTCAGTGCCTTCAACCTCGGCCACTGGTGAGCCAGATCCGAAATCGAAAGCAACTTATGCACCGCATCCCAGTTAACACTCATGTATGCCTCCTCTGGCTTCCGCCGTGGTGGATGGTTTTCCCCGAGTCCTTCGGGGCCTCAAAGCCTCGACCGGCGTCCATGGAGATCGAGGAGCCGTGGAGGATCTTTCCGGTGTCGGTTGCGTGGTTGCCGAGGGCCTGGCCAATTTGACTCACGCCCGCAGGGGAGATTGCATGGGCTCGAGGCTCACGCTTCCCAGCGCTTACTGAGTTGTGTCCTGATCCTTGTCGCATTCACCATTCTCCTTTGGTTTGGTTAGCAGCCGTGTGTGATCCCAGCGATTCTCGGGATCGGATGCCATGTCGCGGCGGACTTTGTTGAACGTCCCGCCTTCGGCATTTTGCTCCGTCATCAGCTGGCGGAAGCGGTCGTCACAGCGTTCCATTTCCCGGAGTTGGTGGACTGGAACAACGTGACCGAGTTCTTCGTACATGTACTTAATGTCATGAAGATCGTGCATGTAGTTCATAAACCGCCGGATCTTCTCCGGGACTTCCTTCTCCGCCTCGCTGATGTAGAAGATCACCTTCACCATCATCTCACGGATCATCTTCATCTCGCGGGCGATGCGTTCGAGGGTTACTTCCTGGGGAGTGTCATCTGCCATCAGACCCTACGCGTTTCCGGCTTCTTCGCCTGGAGTTCTGCGTTCTGCATCATAAGTTCGGCGAGTTGGGCTTGGAGGGCATCGAACTCCGCACGGCTGACACCGGATTCGGTGACAGTCACGGCTGGCACCGGCATCTTGGAGGTAAGCTCCGCCAGTTGCTTCTCCAGCGAGCCCAGAAGGCTGGCGCTGAAGCCCTGACCGGGGAGGGATTCGATCGGATGTTTCCAAGACGCAGCGTGCTGGGCAGAGATGGCCTCAGCCTCAGCGTCCAACGGATCCATCGCTGGGGTTGGGGTGCCTTCGAAGATCGAGTCGGTCGCCAGCCCCTTACCCTCAAGGCAGACTAACGTCTCAGCCTCGAAGTAAAAGGGGACTTTGAATCGCTTCCGCCGCTCACGGCCATTGACTCGATCGGTTTCCTTGTACTCCCACTCGACCTCGTCGAGATCGGGCGGGCGGCCGTAGAGGTAGTGTGGTTCGGTTAGTTTCCAACGAGCCATTGTGTTCTCCTTAGAGTAAGCAGGGCTAAAAGGCCAGCGGCGAAGAGTGGGAGCGCTGGAGGCAACGGGGTGACTGTCGGAGGATCGACTGCTGTGCCGGTCAGATCGGTGAATTTATTCTCCCAGCTATAGTAGATATCGTAGTCGGTCCAATTATCCAGGAGGCCATTTCCAAGGGCGCCGCCCCCGACCGAGAACTGCAATTCGTTGTATTCGAACAAGAAGAAAAAACTCCAACTCTGCCCGTCCTGGGAAAGATTCCAAATGTGTCCTCCGGGAGTAGTAGCACTATTAAAATTGGTGATGAGCGCCTCGGGGCCGGGAATGGTATAGTTCGAAGTGTCGACGGTGAGATTGTAGGCCGTAAGCACGCCGTCCACGACGTCGACTGTGCCGGTCAGTGATTCGGTCACGCTGGAAACCGTGCTGGGGGCACAACCGCTGGGAAGGCTACTGCATTGCGGATTGGGGGAATAGAAGTAATTCTCAAGATTCGCATCGTAGAACTTGGTATGAAACACCCCGTCGATGTTCCAGGTCGCGGCATTTGCCTGTTCAAGGGACAGAAACAAAAAACAAGCTATTACAAGATTTCGATAGGTCATGGGGTCATTCCAAAGCCGTGCCGGATGTAGGGATTGATGCCGTTGTTCGCAGTCAGAGCCGGGTCCCAGTTCCACCTTGCGTTGTTGAGCGCGGCTGTCATGTAGCCGTCGATCGTTGCCGTCAGCCCGAGCGATGCAGCGTAGGTTTCCGCCGTTCTTTCAGGATTTGGATAAATCGTTGTTGGAGAGCAAGTGTACGAATACATCGTTGTACTCGAAGCCGTTTGATTTGGTGAAACCTGCCAACTCGTACCGGACCCTCCTGTGATCGTGGTGTTTGCGGTAACGCCAGGACCGGCGAGATTCTGTCCAATCGCGATGGGGCCGTTTATCAATCCGCTTGTTGCAAGATTATTGGGTGCAGTTATTACTCCGGTGAATTGCGCTCCAGTACAGAACGTATTGGGAGTCCAGATATTGGCTGCACCACTGCCGGGGATACCACCAGGAGAGTCGTTTGTTCCACCGCTATCTCCTGGGGAGGGCGCAACAGCGCCATCAGGCCAGTTGAAAATGACATTATCGGTGAAGCTTAAGTTATGCACACCATTGGTGTCTATGGTCGCAACAGTGAGTTGCCAGCCAGTCAAGTTTGCCACTGCGTCAACTCTTATTTGAAGTCCACTTGCGCCCCCAGGAGAAGCCGTCAGCACGTCATTAACAACATAATTCGTGCCGGTACTCACTATCCTATAAAAGGTCATTCCGCCCGGCGTGGTTTCGGCACCGGGGTCTGACCCAGTGAGAAGAGACCATTTTATGTGATCAGTATCGGTGCCTGCAATGGCGGTCCATGTCCCATTGTAAGCAGATGGGGTTGCGCCGGTGACTGTGAACTTCTCCCCTACATGAACACCGTAGGTGAAATCGTTGAACCCAGTCGTCCCAGTAGCAGTGGCTTCGTAGAACCCAGTGCCACCATTAAGCGCCCTCGTAATTCCGGTGAAACTCTCAAGAGCGAACGCAGCGCGTGCTCCTGCCCCAGCCATGCTCCCACTAAAGTTAGTCAGTGCAACGCCGTCCACAGGACCGAAGTTCACATTGGCAGGAACGGCTGGGCAATACGGAGACGCGAATGTAGTGCCGTAATATCCTGGAGTCCCGCCAGTCCCAGCAGCAGTAAGCGTGGTTCCTTCTGTGTTGATACTGGGATAACCTGAAACCGGCGTCAGCACATCTCCAACCAGAGAAGTTCCAGCAAGTTGTTCTGCCAGAATCACATCAGTGATGGAACCACTTGCGACCGTTATAGCAAACGTCGATAATGTACTGCTGTGCCCTCCAGTGAAAGTTCCTGTGCCACCAATACAGCTATAAATTCCTGCTGTCCCTCCAGTCCCCGGATTTGACGCGATTGCAGTAGACACTTTTCCATTGAAGCCGTCAGCTGCGGCGTACCATGAAAAGGGGCTGACAGAACCATCCAAGTTAGCAATTAGATTATTTGTGGCCACCACATCGTTGGAATTGTAAAATTGTATACCCTGAGGAGGAGTTCCATTCGGAGTAGAATAAAATGACATGATGACATTGTTTGTAGCAGTCGTATTGCTGTCCAAGGTTGGATCGCCCTCAAAATGACCAACATCAAAGCCGTAAGTTCCGGCATATGTAAAATTATTATCGATGGTGCCGCCGCCACGAAATTGAAAATCTTCCGATCCACTCCTAGCACTGGTATTTCCACGCCTACTGCCACGAACGGCATTCCATTGAAGATAGGCGTTTCGCGATGTTGTATTGCCAACCGTCAGACTTGCATCATTGTATCCACATAGGTCCAGTACGTTCTCATCAACCTGAAATCCGGTAGACATGGGTCCGCCGCCGGGTGTCGTCAGACTGCCCCCGACTGGATTTATAAGGTCAGCATTGATACCAAGAGCGCGGTTTCCGTAGCAGTGGTCCGTTTGAGAGCGTCGAATAGTGATATCGTAATTTTGTGCAAAGTCAGCAATGTTTATGCCATCGGAGTACCATTCAGCACGGACGTCCTCAACCAAAATACCAATCTTTTGTCCGGGGATTGAAACGGCTGTAGTAGGATCGACCACGTTGCCGGAACCGACATACTCACCACTTCCGGGGTCACGCTGCGCTGAGTAGAAATGCAGACCCATTAAAGCAATATAATTTCCCGCCCCCTGAATTTGGATTCCTGCGCGTGCTGAATATAGATGATCGTTTCCTGTACCCTGCATAGCTGCGTATGCTGCCGTTGCGCTTGGGCTTTTAATAATGGGGCGAGCCCGCGCCCCTGACGGGAGGTCTGGAGATGTCGCTGGAACGGCCTCGTCATAGGCCCCAACAACTAACGGCTCTAGTTCAGAGGCACCCCCGAGAGGAAAATTGTCCGATCCGCCCGCGATGCTCCATCCTCTCTCTAATGACTGCCCGGTAAAGGTGTCTCCCATTCGCAGCAGGAGCCAGTCGGGTTTTCCAGAGCGCAGCGCAAACCCGTTTCCAGCCCCTGCCGTGTGCCAGTTACCAATCGTGCCAAGGCCAGTGCCGTCGCCATTGAAGACGGACGAACTGCCCGTGTTGTTAGGGTCATATAATCCTGGTCCTGTGCCACCAACGCCCTTGGTAAGCGTCTTGACTGGGCCATGGATGCCGGGAGCAGCAGATGTATACGCCATAGTCATAGGGCCGGTACAGGAACCAGAGCAAGTCAATGTCCCACTCGCATCAGGCAACCCGGTGCGGCTGGTCATCTGCACGAGCTTCTGGCTTGTCACGCTCACTGCGACGGTAAAGGCCTTGCCGTTAGGGCTGGTGTAAGTGTCACCCGCCACTGGGCTGGTGTTGGAGCTTAGGACGAACTGCTCTGTCGTATTATCGTCCACGAATGTCGGGGTCGAGCCGTCACGAAGATCACTCCCCATCGAGTCGGAGACATAGATAATGTTGGTGAACGCAGCGCTGGGCAACGTGCCGTCGCTGGGACCGATAGCCGTCCAGCCAGACGCAGTGGTGGAGCCATAAGTGCCGAGAGCTAGCCCTGGGCCACCAGCAATGGTCACATTAATCGTGAAGTTCCCAGGCGTGACCGAGGGGGTAGTGCCGGACACCGATATAGTGATCGGAATAGTTGGGTGGGTCGCGTTAACGAGGTTGGTGTTGTTGGCAACGGTGACCACGCCAGTTGTCGAATTGATCTGAAAGACGCTGAGAGCGTCGGTCAGAGACCACGATGGGGTGCCAGTGAAAGAACCAACAATCGAGGCCGACCCTAAGAACGTGCCGTTGGCCGACATCTCCACAATGAAGGTGTTGGAAAGCGCAATGGTGTTCGGTGGCGGCGGGGCGGTTCCGCTGCCATGAATCCATGCCACCGCAGGAAGAAGGCAGACATAGAGGGCTACAATCGAGACGAGGAACAGCCGTTTCATCAGTGTAGCCTCGATGTGTCGATGATACCGCTGGATTGGATCAGACCGTAACCACCAGGAGAGGGATGTACGCCATCGGCCGTGGAATAGAAATCGGTCCCATCGACAATCCAAAGCGAATTGTTCGTGCCAGTTCCGAGAATGCTGGACGTATTGTAGGAGCCGCCAGGAGGGCCTACGGTGGCGGCCAGCAAGTCGGTGTTGAATCCTGCAACACTGGTTTGGAACGCGGTCGTCATCTGATCGACCGTTGTCGTCCAATTATTGGCCATATCGGTTGTCCAAGGAATTATCGTAGTTTGGATGATTGTCTTGCTGCCGATCATGTTGGCAGTCAGGGTCGTGTACATAGTGGCCAAACTGGCTTCCATCACTGCAAGCGACTCACCATCGGCAGCGAAGTTGTTGTGGCCGTAGCCACTGATGGCGCTGGTGCAGTATTGCAGCTCTTTATCACGCTGGGTATGCCCAGCGTTGAAACGCGAGGAGGTATCATTGCTGATGCCCATGTTAACGTAGCCAAGAGTGGGTCCGACGGACCTAGCGAGTATTCCAACGTCGCCGGAAGTCCCGGAATATACATCGTGCGCGCCATCCACGATGCTGTCACCGAGCAGGCAGACCGATGCCTGGGCATTAGGAACCTTTCCGACTATTGTCAGGGGGAACGACATGAACCCAACTGTAAGCGGGACCGTGCCGCAGTCCACCGTATGGTCGGCTATGCCGCTGACCCCAACATCGATCAGGTCTCCGGTCGCCCAGTCTCCTACTTCGTCGGAATAAATGAGGCCAGAGGCGTTGGTGAGATACTCCCCAACGAAGAACTTCGTATTTGTTGGGATGGTTATATTTATGGGATCGGACAGGACATCGGTTCCCTTGGCCACGGTAACCGAGGACATTCCGGAGAACGTCAGCGGGTGGCACACTCCGACTGGGTACTCGACATCGCCCTTGATAACGCAATCGGAGCCAGGAGCCGACTCGACATCGGTGGAGATGAATACATACCAGCAGCCGAAGCGGACTTGAAGGCTAGTTACTGCGGTGCGGGTGTAGTGAAACGACCGAGCCATCATTTGGTTGTTTGAGGTGTCGTATGATGCCAGGAGTTTGCCCCGGGTGGCGACCAGGCCTGTGTAGTTGATGGCGCCAGCGTTGAAGATATTGAAGACCTGAGCATAGGCCATCCCGGAAACGAGGACGATCAATGCGGCGATAGATATTAGACGACGGTACCGTACTCGCAGGTCGATCATCAGAAACCCCAGAAGGTATGTGCGTTCGCACTCAGCGTGTCCATAGTGCTTGAGCTTGGCCCGTCGTTCCAAGCACCTACTTCCACAACAGACCCATTCAAAAAGCTGCTTGCGCCCCCAAGCTGGAATTGCGTCGTGAGAGTGCCGTTGCCGCAGTCTACGATGTTGGGAGCGGTGCTGTTGATGTGGATGTCTGACGAGGTGCTGTTCCCGAGGACTGACAGAGAACCCCAATTCCCGTCTAGCCCGCTACCGGAAGCTAACTGATCGAAGCTACCGAAGACACAAAACACTTCATTGGCCGCACCACTCAAATTAACCCCCACCGAAGGACCGAGGTCCTGCCGCGCAGCTGTAAATGTGTGGTTGAAAACATAGTTAAAGACATATGGCTGAGAGGGACCTGTAAAACTTAACGGAGACTGATAGACGGCGCTTGTGCCATTGAAGGTGAGACATGGACTAGATGTCAGCCCCGAGCAGCTGACTGTTAGAGTAGCTCTGCTGGCTATCGTGTTCTGGACAAGATCGCAAGAACCAGTACAGTTTCCACCCGCTGTCTGGTCGTAGATTTTCTTGACCGTGCAAACGACTATGGAGCAGTCTGAACCACCAATCGTAGTAATGACAAGAGCGCCGGTTGTCGCATCGCTAATCATGTCTGCGCATGCGACGTCGGCTACGTTGCAGACATTGATGGCTGCGTTGCCTCGCGTTGCTGAACTAAAGGCGCGCAAACCACTCCATGCCAACGGGGTTGTAATCCCAAGATCACCGGGACCGATATAGCTGCCGCCACCGCCTCCACCGGGAGCGCCTTTCCCCGCACCTGTCATGGGGACTTGCGCCTGTGCAAGACAGAAGAGCCCAAGACAGAACAGGGTTATGGATACGATGCGATAGATCATGGCACTCTTTGAACGTATGTGATGTTGCCGGACAGATCGCCCGAACCAGACTGGAACAGGCAGAGATCGTGGGCTGCTGTGTTCGTCAGAGCTATAGTCCCAGCTCCACTGCCTTGGGTTTCACCACCGTTCGCAGCAAGGGAAAGTCCGTGTGTTGCGGTGGTGGCGCCGATGACTGCTTCGGCGGCGGTATCGCACTCGGTTGATGCCTTAGTGCCATCTGCGATCGACCATATCGTGGCGGCCGAAGCGATCAGATGGAGGGAGCAGATGTAAATCTTCTGAGAGCTAGCAAGTGACACGAGCTTGATTGTCGTAGTTCCGGTCATGGATATTGGAACATTGGTCTTGGCCGCGAACATGCAGGGATCGGCGGCGGTCTGATTATTGGCGAGCACGACCGGGGAGCTAGCCGACATCGCGGCTTGGCCATTGCTGTTCGCGTTGGTCACCGACACGCCGTTGGTGGTACCAGGGGTGGTCTGGTCGATGCGGACGTTGCCAATGATATTCGTACCAGCGGGAATGGGCCCGGTGATGGCGGAATAGAGAGCATTGCCGGTTGTGTCAACATCGATGATCTGGGCGCGCTTGGTGGTGAGACGCGCAGTGCCTTCCTGTCCGGTGGTGAGCGTAGCAGAATCATTAAACACGCCACCACTGGGGACAAAGACAGACATCCCAGCAGTCCACGCTGCCGCATCCACCACGCTGACGCCGGAGCCAGAGCAATTGCCACAGGTGACCGCAAGCTCGTTGCTCGAGTTGACGTTGGCGCCACGGGCGTTGCCAGCAGCATCGCGGATGATTCCGTAGGCGCCCTTAGTGGTGCCAGAGGCGCGGTCCCAGGTGGTGCCGTTGAACAGCCAAGAGGCCACGGCGCCGGTGTTGTTGCCGTTAACGCCATCGGCCAGCGCTAAAGCGGACAGCCAGTTCTGCGTGTTGGTACCATCGCTCATGGCAACTCGGACGGGATTGCCGACAAGCGCGGCACCAGTGGCGCCAGGGCCAACGACCTGCGCGTTGAGATTGGATGCCGTGGCCTGCGTGACGGCCGTGGTCGAGCCAGTGTCAATAACAGCGTGGAGATTGGAGCCAGTGGCTTGGCCTACGACCCAAGGGGAGGTGCCTTGTGTCACAGAACCACCTCCGCCGCCTCCTCCACCTCCACCAGAGCCAGTGGCGATGCCCGAGCCACCAACCATATTGACGGTCGTGGTCGAGGTCGAGGTGATACAGGAGAGTTGGGTATTGGCACCGACGGTAAAAGCGAACCAGCTATTGGGAGGAATAAGCTGGTCCGAGGTTGTTGCTGATGCGCCTAGTTTACAGTAGGCGCCATTGGTCGCGCCGACATTCGAAGCAACGACAACGGTACCGGAAGGGAGGGTACCAGTAGCGCTGACGGTGCTAACGGAGATCGGCGTTCCGGTAGACTGAACGGTGGGAAAGCCGGAGATGGTTGCGGTGGCCGAGACGGTTGCGTTAACGCAAAGGGCACCAGTTTCATCCATCGTGCCGAAGCCCTGCGTGGCAGCGAGGGATTGTGCTGCGCAGGTAGGGACAACGACGAAGCCACCAACAGTTACGCCCGCAGGTGGGGGCATGGTGAAGTTCTGAGCCTGGGCTGGCGCTAGGCCCAGGAGCGCGGAGAATAGCGCCAGCCAAAGCTTTTGCATTTGAGTCTCCTAGCTCGAGCTAACGCACATATAGGCGATGGTGTTGTTAGCGGTCGAGGTTTGGGTGATGGTTAGGGTGGTAGTGGCAGTGGCATAGGAGAGGGCCGCAAGGATTGCGGACTTCGGGGTCAGGAGACAGACCGGAGCGGTGACGAAGGGCGTGCCAAAAGTGAGTACGCAAGAGGTGGTGGCGGAGGTGCCAACGGTGATGACACCAGCGAAGTCGGTGCCGACAACAGAAGGGGAGGTCGTACCGCAGTTGGCTGCCGCCACCGTCGGGGGTGGCCCACCTCGGGTTGTAGTGAGGAGGTGGTTAGGGAGGTAGATGTTATTAGAGGTGTCGTAGCCGATAAGACCGGTTGGGTCCTGAGAGAGTTGGACTGCTTTGTTGATGTTCTGGGCATAGGTGAGGGCCAGACCAAGAGCCAGGATCACAGCCGAGGGGAGAAAGAGATTCTTCATTGTGGTGCCTCCGTCCAGCGGAATGTTACGTTGAGAAGAGCAGTGGGTGAAGTGGCGTTGAGGTTCACGCAGATCTGCTGCGCTGCACCACGTAGAGTTGGGGCTTCCGAGAAGGTCCGTTCGGCATAGTCGAACAGGACGTAGGGGGTTACCGCCGCACCAACGGTGGTTGCGACCAAGCCAAGGTTGGCACTGCTGATAATGCCGGGGGCAGAGTCAGGGATGGTAGGGTTGGCCGTGTAGGAGACGAGGGTTGCGGTGGAGGTTGGGTTGGTACTGTCCAAAGCGTAGGCTACAGGGAGGACAGCGTTGGTGCCGGGGGTGCCACCGGTATCGGCGGAGGCGTTCTTCTTGATCAGCACAGGGATGGAGATAGCTGTGCCGGAGCCGCTGACGCGGACCGATTGAACACGGATCACACGAGTAGCAGAGCCTGCGATACAGGCGATGTCAGTGGCAGAAGCAGCAGGGATGATACCTACGCCGGTAGCAGCGTAGGTAGCGACGGAGGGTTCCTGAACACAGGTGACGCCGACTTGTGGGACGTTGTTAACGCCACCAACGCCAACGCAGGAGACCTGAGCTTGGGCCGCCCCCGCAAACGCGAGGGAAGCAACAAGGGCAAGGAGAAGTTTCTTCATGTTAGTTCGCCACCGTGATACCAGCAGGGTAGCCGCCGAGGACCGCGTTCTTGGTGGATTGGTACATTTGATCGTGACGGTCAAGGACGATGTAGGCTGCGATGGTCGGGTTGCAGGTGGAGACGGTGGTGTAGACCAGCTTAAGGAAGCGCGGGACGGCAACGCCAGCGGGTGGACGAGGCATATCCATGTCCATCAGGCGAGCGCCAACGACAAGCTGGGCGGTGGTATAGGCTGGGGAAACCCACCAGACGGAGAAGGTGGAGGGGACGCCAGCGGCAGTGTCGATGGCGCCCTCGAGGGTGACAGTCATCGAGGTGCCAGTGGTGGCAGCGGTGATGACCTGGACCAGGAGCTTGAGGGCTGGATCGTCGCCGATGCCGATATCGCGAGCTTGGCCTACGCCAAGGATAGTCGCGGAGGTGGTTGGCAAACCAAGGTTGCCAAGGTCGATGATGTTTGCGGAGTCTTGGGTGGTGCCTGACGCCGTGATGAGAGACCCGGTGTCGAAGGCAAGGAGTGCGTCGAGGATCATGGTACATGCCTCCCTTAAGTGAGCGCGGTTTCGTTGTTGAGGATGGCGTCACAGGTTCGAATCGGGATGCCGCGGAAGGTGGTGACGGGTTTGCCATCGAACTCCTCGATGCGGAGGAGGACGTTGGTTTTGTTCATAGCCTGAAGGTCGAGGTAGGTTCGGACGACACGGTTGCAATAGATGACACTGCGACCCATATTTGCGCGAACCTCGGGAGTGTCGGAGGTCTGGATGGTACCGGCTGAAACGGGCTGGGTCGGGAGTTTGTAGATGGCCCGGACCAGGAGATTGATAAGGTTCGCTGCGGACACGCCGGTGAGCTGGGTGATGTCGATGTTCGCGATACGGACGATATAGCGCCAGTCGCGGAGGACGTAACCGATCTCCCATTTAAAGTGATCGCGGTAGGCTTGATAGGTGTTGCCCGAGGCATCGGTTACCGGCCACTCACCCATGTCACGGTGCTGGAGGCCGGTGATCTTGCCCTTGGGGAAGGTTGCGTGGGCGGTATCGTCGCCCCAGACCTTGAGCCAGATCGAGGTGTTGGTCGAGGCTGCGCCGCCGCCATCGAGGACGTTGTTGGCGGTTTGGGAACTGGCGGTGGTCTTAGTGGAGTATCGAGGGGACAGCCCGGTGAACCGCTCTGGGTTCACGAACTGGTTCCCGTAGATCATTGTCGCGGCGATCTGCTGGGACATACCTTCAAGGAAGGCCTTGACTTCGGAGAGCCGGAACTCGGCGGTGTTGCCGTTGAGATCCGCGATGTCCTTGTCAATAACCGAATACGTCTCAAGATTACCGCACGTATCCACAATCTGAGCCGTGGTGCTTTTTGCATTCGGCACACCTTGATTGAGCAGGCGCCAAGTGGCCTGGGGCAGGCCAGTTCGGACGGTGGTCTTGTGCCCGGTTGGGAGGTTCCCCTCGACGACCATCATGTCCTCGAGGATTTCGTTCGTCTGGGAAAGGAGCTCGATGATACGGGCGACCTTGTATCCGTCATCAAGCCGCTTGGCCCAGTCTGCGTACGTCAGCGCGACGTTGCCGATGGTAGCCATGAGTTATGGTTTCCTATTGCCTGGTTGAGGAAGGGAGCGTTGGCCACATGGCAGCGGCTGCGGATGGTGGCGCCGTACGTCCGGACTGGGATTGACCCTCCTTAGACGGACCATTACCTGCAACGTGCGTGCCCTCAGTTACCTTCTCGGCAAGCCGGGAGATGACGCGGATGAAGGCAGGGTGGTTGCCGACTCCGGTTAGGTCCATGGCTGCTTTGAAGTCTGAGGCCAGCTTCGGATCGCCAAGGCCATCAAGGGCCTTGGATATGCGAACGTTGATCTCCTGACCCGGGCCGAGCTTGCCGCGCAGGTCGGGGTGCGATTCGGAATCCTTGCGCCAGCCGTCGGTCATTTCTTGATAGGCCTTAGCTGGGGCGGAGGAGAGTTCGGAAATTTGCTTTCCGTAGAAATCGACGAGGGACTGGGCAGCGTCTTGGGAAAGGCCCAGGCCTTTGAAGAGGTTATCGGCTTCGGTTTTGATTTCAGGCGAAAGAGTAACGCCGTCAGGGAGTTTGTAGTCGGCGTACTTCTCCGGGGCGCCTTCGGCTGCCTTGACTTCAGCCTGCTCTGGAGACTTATCCTCAGTGAGTAGTGTCTTCCCCGGCTCCGTCGTCTCCGGGGTCGTACTCGAAGGTGACTGATCCGTCTGCGTCGTCTGGCCGTCCGAGATCTGACCCTCCGCCGTTCGCGTCACTCCCGCTGTGTCCACTGTCGTCTCGTCGGGCATTTGCTTGTTCCTTATCGGTTTGCTCACGCATCATTTGGATGTATTGATCGGGCGCCCATCGCACCACGTCAGTAAGAAGTTGCAGACCCACACTTCGCTTGCCTTCATTAAACGCACCAGATAGCGCTTCACCCGTGAAGGTTGTGGAGAATATGGCGCAGTCGGCAAGGATAGAATGCACCCAATTCCTGCCACCAGGAGAAGCCATGAGATTAAAAATAACAACGCGACGCTCTGCTTCAGCGTGCTTAGCAGCGCGGGTTGCACGACGAAGGGCTCGGAGGTCGGCTGCGTTGTAGTGGTCATTCACGTCTCGGCTCCGGGGATAAAACAGCGGATGGCAAGCTGTCCCTCATATTCGTAAGGCCAAACGATAGCCTGGCCAAGACGATTGGAAGCGGAGATAAGTGCGTCGTCGGGGACGACTATTTTTTGTCCGTCAACGATTACCCAATAGTGAGCGCCTTTGATTCCCCAATCGTCGGTTGCAACGGTGCGTCCATCAGCGAAGGAGCAGCAAAGACCCTTTCCACTTTTAAGTGAGTCAAACCAGCCCTTGAGTTGGGAATCGGGGTAAGAGCCAGCGATCAAAAGGAGAGCGAGGAGTATTTTCATGCCGCGATCTCCCTGCGCATCCAGACTTGGGCATGCTCGCCAGTGACAAACATTTGAAACACTTCCCAGCCGTCTTGGCCGAAGCGGTTGAGGACAACGGTGGCTTCCTCGGCTGTGCTGTAGCCGAGGCCCTCGACTAGTTCATTTTTGTATTCAAACCGTTTCATGCCGCACCGGTTAGTTTGGTGAGGAGGGAGCCTGAACCGGGCTGGGCTTCGGAGAGGGTTTTGGCTCCTGCGGCTAGCTTCTGTGCGGTGTCGGCTTGGGCGGCCTGTTGGGCTTGCTGGGCTTGCGCTGCGCGCTGTTGACGAATCGCAGCCAACTGAGAAGGCGAGCGAATGAGTTTGGGATCGTTATTGTATAGATGCGATACCTTATCGAGTCCGTAGTCAATGTCAACGTTATCGACAGCTGCGGGGTCAATCCCGGCGAGCGCTCCCACCATGTTGAATAGACGTTCAATCCCAGAGGCTTGATTCGCATTTTGGGCGAGCTCGATCATGGAGGTGAATTCGATGGTAAGGTGCTTTCCTTGAGCCTCCGCAGGAGCGGGAGGCAAAATACCTGCCCTTGAGGCGATGCCGAACACTCGATCATGAATCTTAGCGAAGCCCTCGTGATTGAGACGTTCAAGGACTGGGCCCAGCATAAGCATTGCTTCCGCTCGTCGAGCGTCGATTTCGGTAGCGGTGACGTTGGAGCGGGTTTCGAACTGGGAGATAACTTTGAAGAGATCATTGTAGAAGGTGCTCCCTATGCGGGCCCGGACTTCCCCAAGCTGCTCCCGCATTTCGTTGACCTTGGGATCAACGGTGTAGACCGGAGCGAAGCCAGTTTTGCCCTGAGCGATCATACCGGAGACGTAGGTCACGCCGCCAGGGAGGAGGGAAGCGGGCTGGTTTTTCAGTTGGACATCAGCGATCATCGGAGGGTTGACCATTTTGTCAATGCCCTGCGAGAGCCGCTTGGTTTCTAGTTGCAGCTGTTTGATATCGGGTAGAGCGTCCATACCAGGGGATCGGCCGTACGCATCATTAGATACGAGATCCCATCGTGTGACGATGGCGGGTGACTCATGAAAACCTCGCTTGCGGAGTAGACCCGGGCTGTATGATGAGCCTCCTTGAGGAGATGCAGAGCCACCCCACTCCCAATAGCATTCTCTATAGGCGAAGGATTCTGGGACACCGTATGTCCTTCCATCGATGTTGGGCTCAACCATGTGGGCAATGACGAGCTCACGGGTTAGCGATGTGCCGCCTTGGGCCCAGAGGGAGGCGGTGGACGGGGAAAGGTTTTCGACTCCGAATTCTTCCGCGGCCTGGGAAACAGTGTAAGTAAACTCCCGAGCAAAGATGCAAGGGCGAAGTTGACCATCGTTATCAACATAATACTCGCCCAGGCAAGGATTAACGCATCGGATGACATTGTCGAAGTCCTCGTAGATGAGCATGGAGGCGGTGCCGAAGACGACGAGGTCGAAATAGAAGATGGCGAGGGAGTCATAGAAGTTGGATTCAGCGAGGACCAGACCGATGATGCGTTCGACCTCGGCTAGCCACAAGGACACAGGCGAGGTTTGTGTAGAATCCAATCGCCCCAGCTTGTAGCGGAACCAGCGCTTGGTGGGATCGCTGCAACCCATCATCATCCCGGCAGCCAAGTTCCTTGCTGCCATCGAGCCAGTCGAGTCTAAGATGTGGGCGTTGATCGGAGAGCCTCGGGCCATTTGATTCGGGGTGATCAGCCATTTGTACCTTCGAGGGAGTTCGTAATCGGCGAGTTCACGCCAGTGCACCCACCAGGAGAAGCGGTTTACACGGAGGCCGATGAGGCGGGATTCGGAGGCCCGGCGGAAGGCGATTTCAGGATCAGAAGCTGGGCCGGGGGCAAGACGGTTGGTCGCGCGGCGCACCTTTGCCCGTGCCTCGGGGGAGAGGTTGGGGTAGGTGGAGGTGGCTGCAGCGGAGCCGTATTGCACTATGTGGGTTCCTTTGCGGGTGGCTTTTCGAATCGACCCTGACGGTGCATCTCGGCCAGGGCCATTAGAAGCGCTGGCTCAGAGGGCATAGGCTGAGCGGGAGCGGAGGGCTGGTTCTTGGTGATCGGGACTACGGGCATCTGCGGCTCGGAGAGTAGGTCGGAAGACATAAGGCCCTGCGCCCGTAGCCTACTCCCCGCAGATAGCCGAGATAGCAACCACGTTGTGTGCGTGACCATGTCCTGTGCGCAGGCTTGTGGACAAGGTGCTGAGCGCCAAGTGCGATGAAGTGTTGCTCAGCGAAGCAAGTCGCCCCTATGTCCCGGGGGCTTGAGTCGGTGGGTGCGTCGATCAAACGCACCCGTTTCCCTAGCCAGACACCAGCCCATTTGCGGAGGCACTCGATTAGGAGGGATTTGTTCATGTGCCAAGGAGGGTCTTTTGACCCGTGTTGGAGGGATTAGAGGAAAGCTGCGCGCCGAGAAAGGTGGGCTGCGAGGCTTTGGCTTTTGGCTTTTGCCCAGGGGCGGCCTGCGCACCGAAGGCAGGTGGAGCCGCAGGGGTGGTTTGGGGGAGCACCGGTGCCGGGGGCGTGGGAGTGGGGGCGGAGAGGCTCATGCGTCCTCCAGTTCGAAGGTGCGGTAGGGGTCGTATTCGTGCTCGACGAGGGGCTTGCGGGCGTGCTCGCCACCGGCAAATTCATGCGGCGCCAGCGCGTGCGCGAAGGTGGTGACAAAGGCATCGATGTCATCGAGCTCGAGATCGGGCTCGAGTTTCAGCATGTCCTCTTTAGAGATCAGCTGGATCTCATCGCGCTTGTTGATGGTGTATTTGATGGAGCTAAATTGGCGAAGCAGATCTGGGTCGTTGGGGATGCAACCGGTCTTGAGCCACGCCCGCGCTGCGCCGTACATCCCGGAGCGCTTGTTTGCGTAACGCTCGCCTTGGCTGCCCCAAGTGTGGTGCGGGGTGTCGTCCTTCGCACCGAACTGGACTTCGTAGCAATGGAGAGCCTTGGCACGGATTTGGTCCACTACACCACCGCCCACACCACCACCGTCGATGAAGATGCCATCCGCATGGTAGGTGAAGTTGGCCTCGAAGATCCGATCAGAGAGTTGGACCGTGCTCAGTCCTTGGTACCGCTGCCGATCATAAGTCCGCGCATCCCTTCCCTTGCGCGGGTAGATGACAGAAGAATTCTTCCCATAGCGTGCAACATCAACCCCAAGAGCAAGGGGATCAGATATACCAGAAACAGCATCGCGAAGAGCAGCTGCCTGAACATCTTCAGCGGAGAAGAACTCCATCTCGCCAACGCGCGGGAACTGGCCGTAAATGCGGATGCGACAGAAGTCGGAGTCTTCGCCATAGGCGGTGATCCACTTTGCGATTTGGGTTTTGTTGGTGAAGCGGACGGTGCGGGAGTCGATCTCGGTGGAGTGCCAGTAGGTGGAGAAGGCACCGCCCGGGAAGCAGTCTTTGAAGCGGCCGACGTTGCGGGTGGGGTTGCCGAAGACCAGCCAGATTATCTGCGTGTCCTCATCGGTGAGCGCACCTTCGGAGGTTTCCCAGATTACGTTGGGGATGGCGGAGGCTTCGTCGAAGATGAGGAGGATTCGTTTGCCTTTATTATGGAGCCCTGCGAAGGCCTCGGTGTTGCGCTCGGACCAGGGAACCATGTCGATGCGCCAGGTGCGCTCCCGCTCGGGGTGGAAGAGCGAGGTGGCGGTGAGCTTGAACAGATCCTTCGCGATGAAGAGGTGGTACCACTTGCCAAGCTCCGCCCAGGTTTTGGTTTTCAACTGGGTTTCGGTGTTGGCGGTGATCACGCCCTTGGTATCGGTCATGGTAGAGATGGCCCAGAGGATGATCCAGGCAACGCAGCAGGACTTTCCGACCCCGTGGCCGGAGGCAGTGGCCTCCTGGATCGCAGCCTCAGCGGTGATTAGGCCATCACGAATGCGGCCGAGGAGGGCTTTCTGCCATTCCTCAGGGCCGATCTCGTCAGCGAGCCGTCCAGGCTGCCCCCAAGGGAACGCACCCATGACAAAGGCAAATGGATCCCCGGAGACCGAAGCGAGCCAGGCAATGAGGCGTGGGTCGAAGTTAGCGTCCACGCCTAGAACCTCCGGCCGAAAGCAGGTCGGGGAAGAACCTCCCCACGAGGCTCCTCCCCTTCCTGCGGCGCCGAAAGTTGAGGGGCTGGCGGAGGTGTATGGGCGACACCAGCCCCTCCCTCACGGGAAGAATCGGGGGAGGACAACTTCCCGGAGACGAGCTTTGCGGAGCGCGAGCGGTCGATGGCTTGATCCAACTGCGCTGCGAAATCGACATTCACGTTGATGTTGGTTGCGTGCTTCCCAAAGCCGACACGGTCTGCGGAGAGCTCGAAGATCTTCGCGGATTCGCGGACGGGCATACGCTCATCGGCGTCCTCATAATAATTGAGGGTGTCCTGCATCGCCATGGCGGAGCGCAGGGCGTTTTGCACCGAGACGTTGCGGAGGAGTGCGATCTCATCGAACCCCGCCATCTCGCGCACGTGCTCGTGATTACGAAACTGCGCTACGAGGTTCTGCATCGCTGGGTCGAGGGAGAGTTGCCCCACCCGCTCGGGGGTGTAGTCCAGCCGCGCTGCGATCTCATTCCGTGTCAGCCCCGCAGCGATGTACTTCGCAAGCAACCGATGACGCTCCTTGATGCGCTGCAAGGCAGGGCGCCGATCTTCATCAGGGATATATCCCCCCTTAGGCCGCCCGCGCGTCCGCGTCATATCTCGGATCCTCGGGGCCCAGCCCCTCCATGAATTTCAACTTCGGCAGGCTCGGCTTCCCCCGCTTCGCCACAACCTCATCCTCCGCGACCAGTTTACGCAGGCTTCGGTGCCCTCTGCCAGTCCCACGCAGCACTCCGCCATTGTGCCCACGCCAAAATCCCATTTCCCTCATCTCCAAACCCTTCTCAATTCTACCCCTATTTTGAACTTCCAAGCCCTAAAAGTCAAGCAAAAAGGGAGGGGCAAAAAGTAAATTTTAATATTTTTGCGCGGAGGGGTAGTGGGCCGGCGACGAGGACCGATTTTTGGGGTGGGGGGTGGCTTTCGTGAGGGTTCGTTCACGTAACGTTCCGCGAACGCCATGCGGGTGGCGCATGGCTGGGTGTCGAAATGAGCATGGCGTTCACGGTTTGTCTGTGCGATGATCGGTGTGTCGATCGGGCAATCACGCCCATTGGAGACATGTCATGAAGGCGCTCTTTGGATACAACTTCGGCCGTGCGAGCATTGCGATTATTCCTGACAGCCAGAAGAAGGCGAGCAAGGAGGATTGGACGCAGGTGGACTTCGCCACGTTGCCAAGTGAAGCGCAAGTAGCGTTCAAGGCGTTTCAGGATTATAACGAGGAGTTGAAGGCGACTGAGGCGTTCAAGCGAGTACAGGCTGCCAGGACAGAGTATGAGATGATCATGCGCAGTGTGTTGGGGATCAAGTCGGATAAGCTGAGCAAGCAATCGTTTGCGGATTATCTAGCATCGCGAACGGAGGCTGGTTATGCGGCGTAGATCACGGCGGCGAGCGCTCGCCCAAGTATGGGCAGCGTTGCACCGCTACCAATGGCTGCGATATAGATACGGCTAAGGCACAGCGCAAAGGATAAGATCGGCCTGGCATGTCCAGGCCTTTCTTGCGTTCTGTGTGTTCACGGTTTGGTCTAAAACGCCTTGGCGTGGTCGCTGGTGCGTTTTAGATCAGGCCGCTAGGTGGGTAGCGAGGCGGGTCGACAAGCGCACCACGGGCCACGGCTGGCGGATTGGAGGGCCTTCTGTGAGCGGTCAGATCGAGCCATCCCTGATCCGATCTGATCCTACTCTTATGCTACTCTCAATCTACTCTCATAGCCTAGTCATGGCTGTTTGGGCACATTGGCAGAAGGTATTGAAACATTCGGATAGTGTTCCTTATGATAAAAAAAAAAAAAAAAAAATTAAGGACAGTAAGACCCGCCCACACTGTGTAAAATCGAGATAGGTGCCCAAACAGTCGGGACTAGACTATGAGAGTGGAATGAGAGTAGGATGAGAGTGGGATGAGGTAGAATGAGGCGGGATGAGAGTGGACTAGGTGCGTGGGAACATTCGCAGCGTGCGGAGCGGGAATAGGTGACGATATGCACGCAGCGCGGTGCGATTATTGTTGCAACCAACGGTGAATTCTGATATACTGTGAGTTGAAATCGGGGAGTAGCAAATGCCACTAGCACGAAGCGGGATATACGATACGCTTTATCGACTTGCGTTAAAGCTTGCGAAGAAATCAGTCATGGCAACAATGGTGCAGCGTGGGTATGATCCTACGGACTTCTCGCCAAGGGATATTGGGAAGTCTGCTAGGATATTGGTTGACAGCGATCCAAAGTGGATTGAACAGGCAAAGCGGAGGTTGAAGATATGACCCAGCGAATATCAATCACTGAAGCGCGAGATGCACCTACCATTTCATGGACGCCCTCAGAGCAACTCGAACGGATGATTGACAGCCAAGGCCTTGGGAGTGTGCTTGAAATGATCCGGGAGATTTGCTACGAGAAGGCGAATCATATCGCGGTGGAGTGGCAGGATATGCCGCTTGCAAAGCGATGGATTGCCTATGCGATACGGATCAATAACGTTGTGCAAGCTATTCGCTGAGCAGGAGGGACCATGTCAGCAATCATCACCGGAGCCATGCTCCTACTAAGCGTGGCTGTGACAGCCTACGTATGGGCCATCCTGATAACGATAGGATGGTGATTGCAAGCCCTAGAGCATCTACACGGTGCTCTAGTTCGTGCAATCCCCAGGGACCGAAAGCCATGTATACAGTTTACATCACAGTCAATCAAGCTAACGGCACAGAATTTGATATGACAACACGAGAGTATGCAACACATGCTGAACTGATAGACGGACTGGGTGCGATTGTGGATAATGCTACGGTGCATTGTCTTGAGAGCACCACACACGGTCCTAGCTCTATCATTCTTACCGTTGTACCACAGTGAGTGCAAGCCCTAAGCCCTTACGGGGGCTTAGATCGTGCAATCCCTAGCACAACCATCGGCAGCAATAGGAGGGAGTATGAAAGAGTCCTAGGATGCCCTTGGCCCAACCAATAGGAGCCACTAATATGCCCATGATAGCGGTTGCTATCACCAAAGCGAAGAAGAACATAAGCGTAGACACCGAGGCCTTCTCGGATGAAATCTACGCAGCGATTTTTCAGGAAGGCCTCAAAACCCTCCTGAATAAGAACATGAGCAAGATCACGGTCAAGGACCTTGATGGTGACGAACTTGCCGAAGCACAGTCCGCTGCCCTCGCGAAGGGCGAGGAAAACCTGAAGAACCTTGTCGAGGGCAACCTTAAGAAACGCAAGGCTGCGGCTAAGGAAGGTCGAGAGGTGACTACCGAAGCTCGGCGCTTGGCGCGCGAGGCAGTGAAGGCTGCCTTCCGTGAGGCGGGAAAGAAGATCACTGGCATCAAGTCCAGTGTGATTACGGCGGCGGCGGATGAGCTTATCGCCGAGGATGATTCCTATCTCGTTAAGGCACGAGAGAATGTCGCGAAGATGAAGGCTCGTGAGAGCATCATCGCGAAGCCGAAGGAAGGCACTGCGTTGGCTGATCTTATTGCCTCTGCAGAAACCGCCAAGCCCAAGGTCGCGCCTACGAGGAAAAAGAAGGACACTGCCACTGCGGAGGATGTTGCAGCGGCTGTGAAGGTTGCTAAGAGCAAGGGCAAGCCTGCCCAAGCCACAGCGCACTAAATCGTTAAGTGGAGTCATGACCACTTAATCTTGCGGCCGGTTGCATTCTATATCAAGGCATTAGAAGACGGCCTATGTTCTTCTAGCACGATCTAGCACTTCTAAAGCTAGCTGCTGATCTGGGAATGTCCTGGGTATGACGTAAAACTGCCCAATTCCCTGTAGTAGGGCAACGTAAGGAGAACTGTTATGTATATACATTCGGAACTTAGGATGGATGATTGGGAGCGCGATCATCCCGAATGGGCTAAGATCAGCGATCTAAAAGTCGGTGACATCGTTGATCTTCACGGCTTTGACTGCGCAAGTGGGCCGGTCACGCTCGAATACGATGAGTACCATGGGGAGTTATACTTCCCTTGTTCCAAGGGCAAGCATTTCGTCTCTGGCCAACTTGATGCTGATGGGTATCTTGTTGGTATCACCATCCGCCCAGCCGACACTATCATTCCTACCACTCAGGAAACCATTCCTACCACAACCCAGGAGTCTCCTTCCATGTCTTTCAACGCCGACGACGCCACCTCCGTGTCCAAGTTCTTCCAAGGTCTTGCGGACAGCGTGATCCAGGCCTCCACCCTTGCGAAGGAGGTGGAGGAACTTCGCAGCGTGGTTGAGCAGCTGAAGCACGATGTTGAGGTTTATCGTGAGACTACCGCGAGGCTGGATGAGGAAGTCCAGCGGCTGCGTACTGAGCGCCAGGCCCTCCAGGATGAGAACGCCCAACTCCGAGCTGACCTCGATAAGGAGCGCAGCGATCACGGCACAACGGCCAATCTCCACAGCATCGCGGTTGCCACGGGAGATAATTGGCATAATCAATTCATCGCCACGGCTCAGACCCTCGATACCACCAAGAGGGAGCGTGACGATGCACAGATGAAAATCATGGAACTGGAGGACGCCCTTCGGAATATGTCGGAAGCTAGGGATCATTGGTTCCAGACCGCCAATGATGTTCAATCGAAGTTGAATTCAGTTAAGGTTGCCATCGCAGCCTGATCGAATAATCCGGGGAGGGCAGAAATGCTCTCCCCCTTTCATTATGGAGGACACAATGTCTAAGCCACGCAAGCCCATAGCTTTCCTCCCACCCTCTCCGCCTGATAACGAGACGGAAGGAGACCGCCTATTGCGAGCGATCTTGGAAACCATGAAAGATATCCGCGCCATACTCCTACGCAATGAGGGGATGGCGAGATGATCCATCCCGACTAGGCCATATCAGCTGGACTAGGTAAGGGATTGTTCTTGACTTTCAGGGCTTGGCCTGCTACAATGGTACCTAGAATGGAGGAGGGCATGTCTTTGACCACTTGGCGCAAGCTTGAAGCTGAAATCATCTCCATCCTCCGGGAGAATAACTTCACCATCATCCGCAATGCTGACAGCGGGGACACGCTCATTGAGCTTGATCACGATTACCGCGTGACCTTTTCACTAACAACCTTCGCTAAGGAACTTGCCCAGCGATTGGAGAGCGGATCATGACCCCCAATGAACAAAGGCTCACACCATGGTAGCCCCAACCTTCGCAAACTCCCCCTCCTACTCCTGCCGAATCTGGCATGATCGAGGGGCGATCTATGTCGAACTCGCATCGGGCCTCATCACGAAGTTTGACAAAACCGAAGGTGCCTTGTCCAAAGTCCTTAAGCTCCTTGATCGCGAATCCCGCAATCAACCCACCAACGGCCGCTCACGGGCAACCTTCCCTATGGAGCCCAAACGAGTGAAGCCAGAGGTATCGGCTGAGTCAAAGTCCAAGGCCCTGGAAATCTTACGCAGGAAGGGAATCCTCTGATGACCAACCGTCTCCCCTATGAAACCATCGGCGGAGCCATCTCCGAGGCCGATACATTCGCCCAGCTTCTTGAGCACCTTCGCATGGCTGAGGAGGCTGCCTATATGATCGGGCACCTCAATAAATCCAATGACCAACCCATCCGTGGGCAGGGCTTCCTTGCCATTGGCGAGATGTTGAAGCTAACTCAAATCAACGTCACCAAACTCGCAACTGCCTCAGTGCGGAACCTTCGGCAATGAGTGATGATAGCAAGCAACTGAAGACCGAGATCGAACGGCTTCGCGCGGTGCTCAAGGATGGGTGGTCAACATTGGCGCTATTTAACGTCAAGAACTACCACCATACTTTGGTAACCCTACAGGCGCAGTTATTCACGGCCCTGGAGCAGAAATACCTATGACCCTCGAAGCCCTCATCCTCTCCCTGAACTCCACCGGTTGGCTGGTTGGCTCACTTTGCCAACTCGCCCCAGGGGATTGGTATGTCTGTATGATTGACGATGAAGGCTTTGCCCATACCGCCACGGCCGAGGATCCCTGCGAGGCAATCCTAGCTGCCGTTGAGCGCCCACCGATGGGCCGGGTCTACTCCCATACTCTCGGCCTCCTTGAGGACAGCAAGGGCACCCCCGTGGATAAGATCGACCTCGTTGCCCTTGGACTGAAGGTCCAACGTGAGCCAATCAAGAGGAGGTTCTGAATTGCTCTCCCCATCCACACGCCTAGCCCCTACCGAGGAACAGGCTGCTATACTTGATTCCGCTCGCGCTGAGGGCAACCTTCAAATCAACGCCCTCGCTGGCACCGGCAAGACCGCCACGCTCAAGATGATCGATGGTGTCCTCGGCCGCAAATCCAACATCCTCTACCTTGTATTCAACAAACGCAACGCCGATGAGGCCATCGACTCCGGTGAGTTCTCCTCCACAACCAAGATCAAAACCCTCAACGGATGTGGGCATGGGATTTGGCAAGCCGCCCAAGGTCACCTTACCCTCAACCCAAAGAAAACCATGGAGCATTTCCGTGAGCACATCTCCTCCTGGTCCAAACCGGATCAATCCGATGCGTGGGCGGAATTATCTATGGTTCGACAAGGAATTGAACTCGCCAAAGCCTTGGGTTATATCCCTGATGGCAAGTATCCCAATGCTAATCGCCTATGTGATTGGGATGCTCTGGCCCTTGCTCTCGATGAGCCTCCTTCCCCATTAGCCAAGGACTTAATCGATGCCCTCCTCATTCTCTCTATCAAAACCGCCTACCGAGGGTATATTGACTATAACGATCAAATATACATGCCCGCGTTGTTTGGAGGAACATTCCCTAGATTTCCATGCGTCATGGTTGACGAGGCTCAGGACCTTTCTCCCGTTAACCATGCGATGCTCGACAAACTTGCCAGGGGCCGGCTCATCTCTGTTGGTGACCCTTGGCAGTCTATTTACGGCTTTCGCGGTGCACGGCAAGAGGGAATGCATTATCTTTGTGAGAGATTTGCCATGTCAGTATCAGACCTTTCCATCTCCTTCCGCTGCCCCGAAGCCGTAGTCCGCTCAGTCCATTGGCGAGTCCCGCATTTCAAATGGTCCAAACCCGGAGGCTTTGTTGGAGAGCTTAAAAACCCCACCCTCGGAGGAATCCTTGACAACTCCGCGATTATCTGCCGCAACAACGCGCCGCTATTCCGCCTGGCCCTACGCTTGCTTGGCGCTGGCCGCAGCGTTCGTGTGCATGGTTCTGATATGGGGCCAAAAGTGGCCGGGATTATGCGAAAGCTGGGACCGGAGGACATGTCTCAAGACTCCACCCTCTCCGCGATAGAGGATTGGGAAGGGGAGCGGCTGGAGGCTGGGAGCAAAACCTCCAAGGACATCGCGGACTGTATGCGGGTCTTTGCCCACTACGGGCCGACGTTGAAGCACGCCCTGGCCTACATCGAGCATCTCTTCGAACAAAAGGGCGCGATCGACCTCCTTACCGGGCACAAGGCGAAGGGCCTGGAATGGGATCGGGTCTATTTCCTCGATGAATGGATGATCGGCCCGGAGGAGCAGGAGATGAACCTTCGATATGTAATCATGACCCGTGCGAAAAACGAACTTTTCCTCATCAACTCAAGGGACATTCGATGACAGCCCCCACCACTCGGCTCTCTTATGGCGACGCCTACGATGCCCTTGATCGGGCGAAGGATGACCTTAAGGGAATCCGAATTAAGTTCTCCGACTACGCTGCGGCGTGCACCTTCCGCTCGAGGTTGCACTATGCACGCACCGTGGATCGGAGGGATAACACTCAGATCTACGATGAAGGGGACCCTCTTTACGGCCGCTCAGTCTACGACCCCCTCGTTGTGCGAATCAAAGAAGACACCGAGGGTGCGTGGTGGGTCTACGTCGAACACGCCTCGATCGACTCCATGATCGTTGAAAGCCTCTCCGAACTTGATGACGCTGCGGAATAGTGCCGAAACGGCTCCTTAGCCGTCCGAGAAGGAATGACTCCCTCTCGCTGATGATGGCAGGTCCATTGGTTCCGTAGAAGGACTGTTCAACCGTATCCGCGGTTATGTTCACCCTGACACCCCAGGGGTAGGCCCAACCATCCCGCCCCTGGGGGCTTAAAGGAGGACCAATGAACGACCTAAACGAAGTCATGCGCCGCCTCGCCGAGGGCATCCCACCCTCCCCACCGGAGATTGAAATCATCGTGGCTGATATCCGTCGGCAGCGTGCGATCTACGAATCCGGTGGGAAGAAGGCCCGCTCAATCGATGACGATGCCCTCGCGGATGTGATGAAGGTGATCAAAGGGGCACAGCCACCGAAGGCACCGCTAAAGAGGAGGTTCTAATGCCCCGAGCTAGCATCACTTATCGTGCAGCACGTCGTAACCTTCACAAAAAGGAACACCTTATATGGACCCCGCAGTCACACTACCAGCACCAGAAAGCGAAAGCGCCCCCTCCCCATTCCTTCCAGGCACCAACATCCAATTCGCCCTCGATTCGACGAGTATAGGATATTTCAAAACCTGCCCGAGGCTCTATTACTACATCATGATCGAGGGCTGGCAGTCGAAGGACGAATCGGTGCATCTCAAATTCGGGATTCTTTATCATGCGGCGTTACACAACTATGACATCCTTCGACTCGAAAACCATGACCATGAAGAAGCTGTTTTTCAAGTCGTCCGGTGGCTTTGTGACAACCGTGAGGACTATCCGGATGTTTCAGAGGCCAAACCTTCCATACGTGCCAAGTCTTTTGAGTCACTTCTTCGGACAGTTGTCTGGTACTTGGATAAGTATCCCCGTGAAACAGATCCGGCGGAGACGGTAGTGTTGGAGAATGGGAAGCCGGCTTGTGAGCTTAGCTTCCGGC